TAGGAGTACGAGGTAGCACAGATTCAGTAAATTACATTTTAATTAAGATAGATGATCTTACTTTGATGACTACTGAAAATTTATTTCTTGCAGGACAAGATTATAGAATTAAAACAGGTAAAAATTTAGCTCAATTATTAAATACCCTGTCTAAAGATCACGAAATATCTGTCGGTCAAAATATGGCGGAAAATATAGAAAGTGAATTGAGTTTAAAAAATGGTGAAATTAAAAAATATGTAAAATAGTATTGACAATAGCAATCACTTCATTTATTGTCTTTCTTATTAATCACACTAACAAAAGAAAAATTATGGATACCGCGCAAGCATTCTTAGCAGATATACAAAAATCAATCACCAATGCAACCAAGGTTGCCAACTCGATCCCCAAGAAGGGTCTTAATGTTTATCTTGACAAATCGACTATGGTCATGCAAACATTTAATGATCCAAGTGCATTCGCCCATGCCAAGAAAGTTACTGCTCGCGCAGGTCAATCTAGTTGTCTTCGCAATGTATTAGATGCAGGGGGTAGATTACAATAATTGCATGATAAAAGATGCAGAATAATAGTTTTCATACTTAAATACAAACTTTTTACCCAAAACACATAAAAATGCTTGACATATCATGCAAATTAACCTAGTTTAGAAAATATGAAACAACCAATATATGATGGCACAAATGAAGATGAGTGCGAATACTATGATAATGTAATCATGGAATTACCAACATACGAACAATACATAAAAGATATGCCATTAGTAGAACAAATTAAATTCTATTATGATGTTGACATTGACAATTTTATAGGTGATCCTTGGAAGATTGTCGCAGAAATTGCTGAAGATTGCCCTAATTGGCTTAATCATTTCCGCGTAGAGTTTGAAGAAAATTTAAGAGAAAGAGAATATATAAAATGAAATATGTAAGAAAAGTTTGGAATATCGAGCCACAAAAAATGTTAGATTATATCCTTGAGGTAGACAGATTAAATGGTTTGCACGAAGAAGAAGATTATACTCCTGCATTTTATGTTGGAAAAGGTTTAGATTACATTCGTGAAGTTTATGAAAATTATAATGGTCTTGATAGCCTTACCGAAGCAGAACTAATAGAGAACGAATATTATAGATTGGAAATAGCATGAAAGTAACAAGCATAAGATATTTTCAAACCAACAAAGGCATTGGTTATCAATGTAAAACAAATATAGATGGCGTCGAAATATGTAACGATGGCATGGGTGGAGCAACCTATTTAGATGGGTCATTTAAATCCACAGAAAATTTCGAGCATTTATCTGAATGGGACTTGGAAGATTTAATAGACAAACACGAAAATGAATAAATACAAGATACAATTAGGGATAACTCACGAAGAAATCGTAGGGTTATTAGGGGGGCAACCATTGGAATTTACTTTTAAAAACAATGAAGATTTACCCGATATTAAAGTAGAGATCAAAGAAGTAGAGGAAGATTCTGCTCTTTTTGAACAAATGCATTTAAGTATTGACAACTCTAATTAATCTGTTTATGTTGAGTACATATTATCAACAACACGTTTACAAAAGGAGAAAATATCGACATGAAAATTGCAAAAACAAAAAATGGATTTACTCAAACCGAAGCATTCAACGATTGTGTTGAAGATATAGCTCATGCTATTGAAACATATTTCGATATAGAAATAGAAGATGTTAGCAGAATCAATGATTTAGTTGAACAAGAAATTATTGAAGGTTATAACTATCAAGCTCAATATAATAGATTAGAAGGTATAAATGGGGGGAGCAGATAAAATTAAGAAATTTTAAAAAAGGTGTTGACATAACCTAAAAATCTGTCATACTTCAATCATACTTAACAATCACAAAGGAAACAAAAATGATAATCACACAAGAAAAAACACAAGTCACAAGTAGTCACAACTTTGAAAGTGTCAACTGCACAATAGATGCAGAAGATATGCGTTATGTAGCTTCGCTACTAAGAAACAATTATTCCAACACTCGACTCGCAGTAGTACGCGAAATTAGTGCCAATGCAATCGACGCGAACAGAGAAGCAAATTCTACGTGCCAAATCGAAATCAAAGTACCAACCTCTTTAAGTCCAACCTTTGCGGTTCGTGATTTCGGGGGTGGACTTAGTGAAGAAGATGTTTTCGGTCTTTATTCCAAGTATGGTAAAAGCACCAAGCGCGAATCTAATAACTATATCGGTGCTTTCGGTATCGGTAAGTTTGCTCCATTGTCTTATGGTGAAAACTTTACTTGTGTTTCTTATCATGGTGGACTCAAGACATCTTACAATGTATTTGTTAATGATGATGACGATACCAAGATTTCCAAATTGTTTTCCGAGCCAACTAATGAGCCAACAGGATTGTCAATCGAAGTTGCAGTTGCAGAAAGTGACATTAGTGAATTTCGTAACGTTGTGCAAGACTTCTTCCGATTCTTTCCACAAAAAGATATGCCCAAGTTTCTTGGTGTAGAAGAGCATTTTATTCCCGAAGTCAAGAAATCTTTCGGTGCAGATGATGATTCATGGTTCTTTGTTGAAGAGGATAGGAATCATTATGGTTATGGTCATTATCATGCTTCTATTCTTATGGGTAGAGTCAAGTACAAACTCGATGCCAATGCAATCAATGTAGACAACTTTATTGCTGATGAAAAAATCCGCAAAATTGTTACTGAATTAATTAGTGATCGCAACTTTGTATTTCGTGTGCCACTTGGTTCAGTAAAGTTGCATCATAGTCGTGAGGCTTTAGAGTACAACAAAGCAACACAAAAATCATTGTGCAAAATTTTGTTTAAAGTTGCTAAAGATATAAAAGTAATTGCAGTCGAAAAACTTTCAAGTTCTACTTGCTACTTTGATGCTAAACGCAACTATGCAATCGTACTAAATAGTTTACCTTATGGCATTCGTTCTAGCTTTGGTCAAGCATTTGAATGGCAAGGTTATAGTGTTAACTCTTCAACTTTTGATCGTCCATACGATTTGCATGACGATGTAATTATTACTTTATCGCAAAAAAATGAAGATAAAGATGCGCGTAATGGTTTCAAGGTGCAAAGTCAAAAGACTAATAGAGTTGTTTGTCAAGATGATACCGCAATCTTGATTCAAGATTTAGATTCTTCTCATGGCAACAATCTTAGAGTTCGTACAATGATGAACAATGACTCCGAACTAAAGAATGTTTATATTGTTCACCCCAAAAATGGTTCGGGTTGGGCATGGTTCGATGATGAATGTCATCGTGACTTAATTAACGAAAAATATCTTTTCAATAGTTCTGAAGTCGAGAAGGAAAAACCTAATCGTGTTGCTAGTGGTAAAGGTCAAAGTCGTGCAAATGTTCCTTTGTTCAAAATGAACTTTAATGGTTATCAACCATATCGCAATGCAGATTTTTGGGAAGACGTAAAAGCACCATTGTCAAGCCTAGAATTTGATGGTCAATCTAATTACAAGGGTAAGAATGTTTATGTTGCCATCAAGAACTACAAAGTTGATAGTGATGAATTCGACAATGAAAAAGTTCTCAAGACTACAAAGTTAATTCGCAAGAATTTACAAGCAGATGAAAATGATCCAATGCTAGATGTCTATGGCATTCGCTCAAAGGATGTATCTAAACTAGATACTGATTTATGGATTTCTTGGGAAGATATGTATGTCGATTTCGCCAAAAACCACATTCGCTCAAAAAAGAATGATGCAAAGTTAATTGTACGTAAAAATCAACTCGATAAAGCTGATGTCCATATGGACTATCATTGGAATAATTTTCTTTCCAATCGCTCGCTTGATACAAGTTCACTTGGTGAAGATCATGTGTTAAATCGTTTTCTCATAGACTACAAGGCAAGAAACTTGGATAATGTCAAGCATTTTCTTAATCAATGTGTGTGTCTTGTGACTCATAAGGACTTTAATTGGCTCGAAAATTTCTTAAATTTAAATGTAGATGTAGATGCCTACGAGAATAATTACAAGGAAATTGAAGCTAATTATCCTTTGCTCAAGATGGTTGCTAGTTCAGTAAGTTATAGTTCTAATCTAACTGAAGATCGTAATTTCGGTAACATTATGCAAAATGTTCTTGACTATATTTCCTTGTGTGACCAAAATAGGGGAGAGGGGGAGTGATTGCTCCCTTTCCCCAAACTTTTTAAAAAAAACAGAAATCAGAAAAAAAACTATTGACAAAACAACATTAATCTATATAGTAGGATATATAACAATTAAACAATCAGATTAAAAATTATGAAACAAGTACCATATATTACAAGCGAAAATTCACTCACCATCTTTTGGGAAGGCAAACCTTATACATTACGTAAGGAAAATGCCAACTTTGAACTAGCTAACAAAGCATTGCTTGAAGCTAGATATGACGATCTAGGTGATCTGCTCGACATTAAAAAGTCAATCGAGAACTTTGTTCAAGGCGATATTGAGATCAAGGATGAGGTTGTTTATTATAAAGGTCATCGCTTGCATGGCGTTGTTGTCGACAAGCTTATTGATATGCTTCGTAGTGGAATGAAAGATTCTGCTCCAATCGTAAACTTTATTACTCGATTGCAAGCCAATCCAAGTGCTAATAGTGTTGCGGAATTGTATACATTTTTGGGCTACAAGTCTCTTCCAACCACTCCCGAAGGTAAAGTTTTGGGCTACAAAGGTGTACAATCCGACTATTGGTCTTCAACAGGCAATGCAGATACCATTGTTGTACAAGGTGAAACCAATGAACGTCACCAAATTCTCAATGAAGTTGGCGCGACTATCGAGGTTGCACGTCGTTGTGTAGATGACAACAAGGACAATCATTGTTCTTTCGGTCTTCATGTTGGTAGTTTCGATTATGCTAGTGGTTGGTCGGGCGAAGATGGTAAATTGCTTCTTGTAGAGTTTGATCCTGCTGATGCAGTTTCAGTTCCTACTGATTGCAACTTCCAAAAATTGCGAGTTTCCAAGTATAATGTGATCGCAGACATTACTGACCAAAAGAAAGAGTTAAGTAGACCTGTCTATGAGGCTAATCAACCTATCTATGGGTCAGATAATGATATAAACTTTATCGATGATGAAGAAGATGACTATGAAGATGACTATGATTATGTAGATGAAGAAGATGATTACGAAGAAGATGATAACTTAGACCTTGATCTAGTTACTACATATAATATTTATATTGGTAATCGTCTAACTTCGGGGCAAAAGGTGACATTAAAACATCTTGCCGACATTAAAGCATCAAGAGATAGAAATTTAACTTGTTCTCAAATCAAAGATATAGTTGACAATGATACAGATTACAATGTATTAGTAAATGAAGATAAACCATTATATTTATTTGAGATTAATTAATTATGTCTGATATTAAAGATAAAATTGTGGAAAGTGCGGTTGCATTTCGTAACGCTACCTTTAAAATGAGTGGTCATGGTGAAATGATCAAGGAAGCTCAAAAGCGAAACTTTAAATTTGACGGCAAAGAACCTACTCCCGAATTTCTTGCTTTCCTAAAGAAGCACGAAGGAGCAATCGAAGCTGAAAGAGAAATGGTAGAGTCTACGAACAAACTTATACAAGTAGTGGATGAATATAATGCCATAAATGGAATCGTTAGAGATGATAACAAGTAGTTTAACCTACATAGTAAGAAAACTATTCTCTAATATTAGGGCTTATACATATAAAGATAATAAAAAACAAAATAACAATAATTAAAAAATTAAAATTGTAAATATATAATAAAAATTTTGGTTGATTATACTCCTATTTAATCTTCCAACAAGGCATTGTGGCGCGAGTTATTTGTTGCTTGTGGTTAGTTTCATCGCCTATTCCGTAACCACATAAAAGCGGAAACCTTTTTTATAATTTCATTGAACCTTATTTATAATTCCTTTATAATTACCTTCAATGATAACAACACATCCATTACCCCTAGTATAATAGACTATATATAGACCAAATACAAAAATCCCTGTGTGAATATTAAAAATAGGTTAAAATGTGATGTGGCGGACTTAATTCTATCAAAATTTTATTCAAATTAACTTTTTTAACTTAAAAAAAAAATCTACTCAATGAAAACAAACAAACTAAAAACAAAATTCAATAGCTTTTATAAATTAATTAAACAAAAATTTTATTCAAATAAAAATAATAGCCCCGAAATAATTGAACAAAAAATAAAATATAATAAATTTGGCTATCCAATAATGGAAGATAAAGAAGTTAAAAGCAATAAACAAAATAACTTGAATAAATTTTAATTCAAATAAAGTGTTTATAACAATAGCTTTAACAATATTTTGTGCATATATATTAATTAAAAATTAACTTTAAATAAAAACAATTCAAATAAAGTGGCGGGGCAAGAGGTAACAAGTCTGAACAAAGTATATTGAATAGCCCCCAAATAATTATAATAAATTTTAATTCAAATAAAGTATTTTAATTTGTTTTAATATCTTTTAGAGTAGTTTGGCATATTTTAATTGATTTAAGCCAAATAATAATTTAGTATACTTAGGTATGGATGATGCAGGAAAAGCGAGTGTAGCCCATGTAGAGGCTTGCCTAGGGGCAGAGTTCGTGCATATCTTCGGGGCTAAGGGCGATAACCCTATCGAGCCGACACACATCCTTAATAGTGTTGATTGGTATGAAGCAGACAACGATGAGGAGGTTTATGCCACATTGATTATAGAACCAATACTAGACATCCCAAATAACATAGTATGCTTATGCCCCCCATTTAATATAAAGAAATACAAATGAATAGCACCCAAATAATTTAAATTAAAATTTTGTTTAATAATTTTTAAATATAATATATTATTCGGGGCTTGACAAATAACTATCTGTTGTGTACATTTGAATTATGAATACTGCAAAACAAATAAATAAATGTCTTGATGATCTGTTGACCTTACAAGCGGAAGCTCAACGACTCCACAAGGAAGTCGATGGTCGCAAGGGATTAATAAACCAAGAGACAGGCGAGAAAATAACCAAGAAACAGGTATTAGAACTCGCAGAAGTCGAAATAACTCAAGTTAAAAACGAGTTAAATAAACTCACAAATAACGGCAAAAGCATTAAAGGTTTATTCGATAATGAGTATTATATTAATGATATGATACAAGATAAACTACTTGTTCAAAATAATTTTGAATAAAATTTTAATAAATAATTTACATTTTTTAATTTTAGTTAGCTTTGTGTATTGATATACCGCTAACGAATTTATTCTAAACATCCTCTTTTCTGGAGTTCCATTAACTTCATAATGGATCATGCCTTTTTTTAGTTCTTTCACTAAATAACGAATTATAATATGTCTCATGCCAAATAGTACACGCCCCGAAATAATTGTAAAAGAAATTTTTGCAAATAAATAATCGGGACACAGGGGACACAACATTTTAGTTTACTCTAGGGCATCATAAAGCCTTAATAATCAATAACTTATAAGTTAATTAAAATTAAATTTGATTTGATTTAACTTTATTTAATAAAAGGTATTGACATTAAAATATAACTCCATATAGTAGTAGGTATGACAGAAATTAAAAACATAGCAGAACAACAAGAAATTAAAAACATAGGTCTATTCGATTCAAAAGAAGAGATGTATGATAAATTAACTACAAAAGAAATTACTTTAATTAATTTGGTTAAAGCAGAGGAGTTCGTGGAAGATTTATATCGCTCGACCACTTCTGAAGCTAACGCTAAGTTGTTTCCGCCCGACCAAGCATTTTTTAAATTGAAACAAATCCTAAAAGAATGCAGATTATTACAAAAAGGGGGTTGACATTACTTCTGCACCCCTATATAGTAGGGTTTCATTAATCACCAACGAAAGGAAAATATGAGAGACATAAAATTAATTGTAAATAAAATTAAAGAGATTTGCCACAAAGAAGTTGCTTGGATTGAGCAAGACGAAGAAACTCCTGATTGGAATGAATTCGATTCACAAGATAAGAAAGAATGGTTTACTGATGCTTTGTTTGCAACAGAAATCGATTGGGCATCAACTCTTTCTCCTTATGCGAGACTAGGTCTATCATTTGAAGATAGTGGAAATTGGTGCGCCAAACCATTTATATATAATCATCCCAAAGATAAAGAAGAAGATCGCCTTGTTTACTCAGTTTGCGATAATTGGTGCAATTTTGTGAGCGAATTATCTTTCTTTGCATCCAATGAGAGTTGGTTTCGCGTTGAACACGAAATTCAAAGATACCTAGATCATATCGACAAGCATGAACCATGCTTAGATAAATTAGAGTATTTTCCCACTTGACACATCTCATATCCTCTATTATAGTAGTTTTATATTAACCATCAATCACTCACACAATATTATTATGAACATAGCAAAATGCGCACAAGCCACTTCAATTATGAACAATGTTAAAAGCGGAAGTTATATCCGTGGAGCAAAGTTCGCCAACTTCGGATCGGTAGTTACCGATAGTATCTTCGCACAACAACGCGAAGCAGATCGTAGGCTCAAGGAAATCAAAGCCGCGCGAGCATTAAAGTTAGCAAAAGCTTAAAACAATACTTGACAAATAACCAAATATATAGTATTATATATACATAATCAAAATTGAGAAACAAACTCAAGTAAATAAAATAATTGATCTTTTACATTTTAAATTTGAATTAATTTTAGTTCAAATAAACTTTGGAAGGGCTTATAATCCTTCCTGTGGGTGACCGAGTAATCTCTTTGTGTTCGAGATAAGGTATATGCTTCTCTGTGGCGGGGTACTGATGGACAAATGTCTGAAGTAGGATGACCAATCCAAGTGTAGTTCGATTAGGATAACCACTGAACTAAAGTTCACACCGAAAGTCGAGGGTATTTAGTAGTCCCTCCCCACACCCTTTCCCCATCACCCAACCCCTGAGTAGGTCAGTAATTTAATTCCTATTCAGGGGTTTTTTATTTGACGCGACACGTTCAATCCGTTATTGTGTTCTTATGATTAAAACATTATTAAAAGTTCTCTCCAAACAACAATTTGGTTTCGTTACTAAAGAAGATCTCGACTTATTAGAAGTTGAGATGCCTAACCTTCCACTTCTTATCCGATGCGGATGCGACAGATATATCGCTCAAGCTTGCGACACTAAAGCTCGAATGGACTATGTCGAGGAAGCGGGCGACTATGTTCGTGATGTATCAATTCCAGCAAGAACATTAGATGGCATGAGCACCTCTCCATTTGTACCTTTTGCAGTTAAGCAAGCCATTGAATCTTTAAGAGCATTTTAGTTGTATGATGTATGCCTCGTCCCTATTTTTGGGGGCGGGGTTTTCTTTTTAATTACAATTAAAATTATTAATGATTATCTGCATTAAAATTATTCTCACTCTCGTTATCGCAACTATACTCTGTAAACAATAACTCTATTGCTTACAAATACCTCACCATTAAATACATCACTCCCAAATATACATAATAACAACACATACAATGTAATAAATACAATACATAATAATATATAAAATAATTATTATTAAAATTTTTGTTTTTTAAAATTAAGTTTTATAAAGTTTTGATAGTCAAGGGGTTACGGCGCCCCTGGCGCCATAAGCGCCTGATAGCCAAAGACTTACGACTATTTTCATTTAGTCGAACTTTTTTCTTGCTATAATTAAAAAACTAGCCTAGTATGTATATATGAAAGCGAGAGAAGTAAAAGTAAGAAAACCAATCCTTTTCACTAAGGCAAGAGCCTTCAAGATGAATAACAAAGTTTTAGACCGCAAACTTAAACACAAGAAAAATTATGTATTATATACCTAACTCACACAACGAAGACGACACAGAGATCGACTTTAGTAATTTAGATTCCATACAAGCAATGGATACAGCGACTGAATTATTAGAGACCAATATCATTGACAAAGCAGATTTAGATGCTAGGGATTTATTAGGCTACTCTTTATTAAAAGAAGTTTTTGAAAGTATCGCAGGAAAAGCTTATGCCTACGACCAACTAAAAAAAACTTACAACAATTAAAATTAACCATTGACAAAAACAATCATTACTATATTATCAACATTATGAATAACGAACAAAACATCACTACCGCTCCTCGCAAATCTGTTAACCTTAACATCTGCGGAGGTAATCGTACTCTTGTAGAATTTGACCAAGTTGTTGGAGTTCCTACTCCACCCGTAGAGTATCGCAAAAAAGAAAATGCCAATGGCGAGCGAGCCGTTTCTTACCAACCTATCGCTCACCATGATGTAGTTGAGCGCACCAAAGGGTTTCTTGATTCCAATGGTTTTACGATTCAAGATGAGGTTCACTCTCTTGCTAGGGATCGCAAGCATTACTTCGGATTATTTTCGGTTGATCACCCTAACAGGGTTTCAACTGATCGTGGTTGTGTAGTTGGCATCCGCAATTCTCACGACAAAACTTTTCCTGCGGGATTGTGTGCAGGTGACGCGCCATTTGTTTGTGACAATTTAATTTTTACCAATACGATCAAGCTTGCGCGTCGTCATACTCGAAACATTCTTAACGATCTTGATTTTACAATCAATCGCGCACTCGGTAAGCTTTTTGGCTTTTGGCATGGTCAAGACTCAAGAATAGAGGCTTACAAGAATTTAGAGATTAGCAATGCACAAGCTAATGATATAGTAATTCGCGCCTGCAAAGCAGGGGCATTGCCGAAATCTAAAATCATTGATGTTGTCGATCAATGGGAGTCTTCCGATCATCCCGAATTTTGGGATCGCAATGTTAATTCTCTTTACAATGCTTTCACAGAAGTGTACAAGGGCAATCTTGTTCAGCTTCCTAATAGGTCAGATGCTTTGCATTCTGTTCTCGATGGCGAAGTTAGTTTCGATATCAATAATCATGTCGACAATACTCTTGACATGGAGGTTGAAGAAGGCGAGTTGGTAGAGGTTTTATAGGTTAGTTATATGTTGTTGGTTCGCCCCCTCCTTCGGGAGGGGGTTTTTTTGTGCCACATAGTTTCATAAGTTGTTGATAGTCAATGACTTACGGCGCCCCGGGCGCCATAAAGTGTTGGTACTCAACGGTTTACAACTATTTTCATTTAATCGCATTTTTTTCTTGCAGTTATTAAAAAACTACCTTATTGTAGTTATATGATTAAGAGAAACCAACAAGACCCAAGATACACGATTAAAAAGAATCGCCCCGTATATGTTTACAAGAATCTACACAAGGATTGTTGGAGCATCAAGCAACATGGTTTAGTTAAGGCTCACATTCCCAGGGGAGAAAGTATTGGACTTTGGGATTGCTATTTCCATGTTGACATCAAGGGCAGAGAAAAGGTTCTTCGTGAGAAGCGTAAGAATGTCCATGCTTTTGTCAAGGGTTATCTTCAGGATGCTGAGAATGTATCCCGCAATCCCCAAGTTGCCACTAGAGAAGTTGAGGTAACATACAACCCCTATAAGTATGAAACTTTTGTTGACAAGAAGGATGAAAGTTTTGTATACTATGCAGATGAAGTTTTATTATCACACAACCAAGTAACCGCCTATATATCATGAACAAAGAAGAAATTGTCGACTACCTAATGAGCATCATTGAACATGGATCTGATGCAGATTTATTAAAACTATACAATGCTTACATAAACAGCGAGGATTAAAATGAGCCACGAACAAAGAATGATAGATTATGCCCAAAAGTGGTATAAAGAAAACGACCTAGAGACAGAGAAAAAGAACGGAAACGATCTTTATCTTCGAGTCAATGACAATGTATTTACTGAAGTCTCACACTGTGACATCAGACAAAAAGCCATATTATGGTTGCAATCAGAATTAGAAGGAGTAATGTATAGTTAAATGAAAGAAGAAATATATGCAATTAAAACCGCCATTGACGGACTCAGCGATGAGATGCTGGAACACCGCAGACATGCAAACATGGAGGATCTCGTCAAGGTAATGAAGAACATCAATGAAAACCTTGTATCTATTAGCTTCGACTTAAAAGATTTAGTTGAAGCAAAAAAGTTTCAAAATGAGTTGACAACCGCACTCAGATAACCTATATTGTTTATATGATGACACAAGAAAAAGTTATACAAACCATTCGCCATCTCGTTGACGGAAACCTTAGATATGCAGATGCTATGGACAAGGCTAATGTCGAACGCGGACAAGAACTTGGCGTGGATGGATTCACAGTACAATCAGCAGAAGAAGTCCTTGCGGACATTATTGTTGATTTACAATCACTAGAATACGAACTATGCCTTAACGGCTCAATGGAAGGGGCATCACTATGACTACTACTTATACAAAATTAACAAAGCAACAAGCTATGGATCAGACAGGCTCTCTCTTGGTAGACGGAGAGAAAGTGTCAGACATAGTAGAATCATGGAATTGGAATCTCAATATTTTTGAGATTTATGATGAGATTAGAGATTACAACGACAGGAGTAAAGAGGCACTACTCACATATGCTTACCACTTTTTTAATGAAGATTCTAACATTTTAAAGCTTGCAAACCACTTCGGCATATATAATATAGAAGAATGAAAAACAATTACATAGAAGCAACCTGCATCGGCAGACCACTAGATTTACCAACATGGGATGAAGTAAGCGAGCTTTGGGAGTTATTCTTTGAAGAGTCTTCCACAGATTACCACCCATACAACACAAGAGATATTATTTCTGTAAGTTTCGAATCAGCACAAGAAGTGACTGATGCTTACAACCACTACAATCAAAACCCTATCACAGGAGAAGAAGAAAATGAAGAAGTTATTAAACAAAATTCTTAGTCTATTTAATGCGCGCTACCAAGTGCTTTATACCAAGGCTAACGGAGTCACTCAGATGTACACCATCACTAAACCAAAACACAAGAACGAGTTCGGCAATTCGAAGGAAGGTCTTTCGGTTGCGGGCTTTAGAGCTTATTGCTTCAACAAAGGCGGAATCCGTTCTTTTCGCTATGATCGCGTCATTTCACTTAACAGAGGATAAAAATTATGTCAATTAAAACACTACAGGACAACATTCGTAAACTTGGATATCAACTCGCAGTGCGCGAGATTTACGGAGAGAACACTCCGGATTATTATAACCTAAAATCTCAGCATATGGGCCTTTTGGATAAATTGTATCAATTGGAAAAGCGAGGACGATAAATACGATCTTGCCAAATACAGCCCCTCCCGTTGTCGGAGGGGCTTTTTTGTGGGGGTATAAGTTGTATAACCCACTGATAGTCAACGACTTACAGCGCCCCGGGCGCCATAAGTGCCTGATAGCCAACGACTTACGACAACTTTCGATTTAATTCACTTTTTTCTTGTGTTCGGTTAGGTTTGGTGGTACTTTATATTTATGAACAGAATAATTAAAACCTTAATGAACCGCGACGGATTAACTCATCGAGAGGCGGAGGATCAAGTGGTCGCGTTTAACTCAGCAATGTGGCTAGATATCGGACAAGGCGGTACACTATCGGATTGGGAAAATCATTTTGTAAGTGAATTTTCTCTTGAGCCTGACTTCTTTGAAGATTTAGTTGCTTAAAGCTTGCAATCTCAAAACAACTCAACTATATTTTATACATGATTAACTTATTATCCAATCCAAGCAAGATGCCTTGCTATTCGTTCAACATTCCCGCTTTCAAGTATTGCCCTGCCGCGCAGCTATTAGCAAAGATTAAAGAAGCGGGCAAAAAGTTTATTTGTGATTCTTGCTATGCTTGCAAGGGCTTTTATATGTTTTCCAATGTCAAGGCAAGTTTACAAGGCAAGGCGGATCTTATTACAAAGTCTTTACATCAAGACAACGGGCAAACCTTTATTGACGAGATGTGCAAGCAAATTCGCGCAAAGTATTTCGACAAGCACGGAAACAAAAAGCAACTCAAAAAGACAAACACAGATTTGTTTCGAGTTCATGATTCAGGCGACCTATTTTCGCCTAAGTATATTACCGCGTGGATTAAGATTTGCGAACAATTTCCAACTATCAAATTTTGGTTTCCAACTAGGGAATGGAAGCGCGATTCTCAACTTCCCCACTTGCAAAAGTTAGCTAGTCTCAAAAACGTTTGCATTAAGCCAAGCGCAATTTATGTTGACGAGCCAGCCCCTCAAGTGGACGGACTCGACGCGGGCACTTCGGTTTATACTAGCAAAGAGCAAGCCGAGCAAGACGGACATTTTGTTTGCCCCGCAACTTATGTAAAGGGTGAGGACGGCAAGATTCTTGCAACTTGTCAAGCGCATAATTGCAACCTTTGCTTTATTAAGGGATGCAAAAAGGGCATAGCGTACTTAGCCCACTAAGTCAACCCCCAAAAAGTCTCCTAAGTTGTTGATAGTCAACGACTTAGGCGGGCCGGGGCGCCATAAGTGCCTGATAGTTAACGACTTACGACAACATTCATTTAATTTTACTTTTTTCTTGCTATAGTTAGGTGGCGGTGTTAGGTTACTATTATGACAACAACAATAGAAAGCAACAGAAAAATCTACCAACAATTAACTCACAGGCAAATCTATTTCATGTCAGAATTGTTCAGGCACTTGCTTGCTAAAAAACAAGAAGATGTTTACATTTTACTTGATCATGATGTAGAAGCTGATTACCTTTCACTAATAGATGAAGAGCAAGAAAACTTTCCTAAAGTAGAGAATTCAAGGGTTTGCTCAGTATTCGATATGTTTCAAGAATCTATAATCGGACAAGGTGTTTTCGGCCAAGGGTTGAGTTTGACATTGGAAAATTTTTGCAATGCATTTATCACGTTTGATTCAGGAACTGAGGATGCAATCAATTATACATTACTTGAATATATTGACTCTTTATACGTCAATCGAGCATACTACAACAGCTATGGGAATAAACTTTGGCGTCGTAATGATGATATTGAGTGGAAGAATATTTTGAATATTGGTAAAGAAATCTTGAATATGATATTTGAAGAGTGGAAAGAATCAGAATTATCTCGTTGCACTATAGTTTTCCTGGAAGAGATCGGCAAACTTAAGAAATCTGACAAAAAAAAGGCGGATGACATGGTTGCCGACTACAAAGCTCAAGAAAAAAAATGATCTTTTAATTTGACACGAGCGACAAACTCAACTACATTTATTAATCTTATAACCCGCTGATAGTCAACGACTTAGGCGGGCCGGGGCGCCATAAGTGTCTGGCAGTCAACGACTTACGACAATCTTAAATTAATTTCACTTTTTTCTTGCTATAGTTAGCCGGATGCCTTAGTGTATTGGTATGACAACAAAAGAACTAATCGAACTTATCAATTCAACCCAGGACGGAGAGATTTGGCTCTACAGTAGCAAACTCAAAGATCACCTCGCCACAGTCGAGCAAGCATTGGAGGAAGATTTGATTCATTTTATCCGCGCTGATGTGGGTAACAGCACTACAGAATTTATTCGTGTTTCTATTTGACACAGAGCAAAAACTAAACTACTTTATATTTATGACAATTAAAGACAACGGAAAAGAATTCTACTTCGAGCGCTTGCCAAATGGCTTGCTAAGAACTTATGACTATAAATCGAAGTGGGATATCACATTTCAACGAGTTGACGGAGTATGGAAAGGTCACTTTCGTGGCGACTATATCGGCTACAAAGGCTTACTAAACAAACTCAACTTATTACAAGAACAAGTAGATGCAGAAAGAGCATTGACAAAAGACTTACAAGAAGTTATATAATTATTATGAAAAAAGAAACTTTTAAAAAATTATTTGAATTAAGAGACGACTTGATTGAGCATAAAAAATTACATCAAGAACTAATAGGAGAAAGAAAAAAACAATATTACAAAGATTGTGGTGAAATTTCCGAAGAGCATGAAGACTGGATAGAAAGTGAATTGGAAGAGATTATAGAATCGGGCAAGAAAAAAAATGTCATTCACACAGATGACGGACTCTTTAATCGGTTCGTTGACCATGCTCCATGTTTTATAAGTCAGGCTTGTAAAGAATTTGATAAAAAGCTTAACAAGTATCACAGAATGGATGCTAAAATTTACGATCAAGTTATTTCTGACATCATGGATATTATTGCGGGCGAAGCAGAGTGGGCAAGCCTTGAAGATAATAGTTGACAAACAAAACAAACTAATTTAGTTTATTATTATATGAAAACATTCAATGATTTAAAATTCACACACCACAAAGATATTAAAAGATGGACTGCATCACTTGAGCTTGACAACGGATATTTATTTTCTGTTATTGCGGGCGACATAGAAGACGATTGGTCTTTGCCTTATGGTACTTATCAGCATGAAACTTTTGAAGTTGCAGTGTTTGGTGCTCAATTTGATGAGGGCGGAGACAGAAAGAAAGTTCCTCTTTCTTTATATGATGATGTGCTAGGATGGCAAAAACCTATTGACATTTCTAAACTCATGAGACAATTTCAACTTGACGGAAAAGCTCACGAAGATTTACTCGTTGCAATTCGTGAAGAAAAAAGCTTGCTTAACTCCTAAAACTAATTTACCTTACTATTATGACACCATACGAAACAAAAGATTACATCGAGCAAGTTATGGCTCGCTTGAACAATGAAGACTCAGAACTATTAGAAATGCGCTATTGGCATAAGATGAAACTCAGAGAGATAGGGGAAGAGATTGATGTAAGTAGAGCAAGGGTTGAAATAAAATTAAGAGATGTGCTTAAAAACATTAGGCGATTTGTTATCACAAGGCTTGACAAAGCATTACCATTAAACTAATTTACTATTATGACATTAAAAAAACAAGAAAGAATCTCGCTTATCCAAAAAGAAGCAACCCGACAAAAACAAAACAAACTTCAAGCTAATTATAGAAAGTCAAAAGCTAAACTAAGACTAGAAACATTTCAACAAGTAAATCTTTTAGTTAAATGCGGTATTGAAGCAAATTATGCTCTTGAGTCAGCTAAAGAGCAACAAAAGTATGATAATGAATTGACTTATTTAATGAGACAGTCTATAAATGATAAACAATTAAAACAATTAAAACTATGACATTAACACAAGAACAAAGATTATCCATCATTAAGCACGCCGTCCAATCGCCTAAAGGTCTTGGTCTCAACAAGTCTCTAGAAGATTTTGTTTCAGAGATTAAGTCTCAAGAGGTTTTGGGCGAGCATGGATTACTTGACAATCAAAAGCATGACATCGAAGACGAGATGTCTCTTATTGATTACAACCCTACTGCCGAGTCGATTGACGAAGAGGATTTGGATCTTGGTATTAGCGACCAAATGAAAGGACTTTACAAGTGAGTATTTTAGAATTTATTATTTACTTTTTCTTCTTGACGCCCACATTCTTTGCTTTCTTTCTTATGTTTCAATGTATGCTTGGGCAAGACGACACTTGGGAAAAGTAGCATAATCCCCCCTAAGTTGTTGATGGTCAACGACTTAGGCGGGCCGGGGCGCCATAAGTGCCTGATAGTCAAGTGCTTATGGCAACATGCATTTAATTTAACTTTTTTCTTGCTATAATTAGGTTAGGGTGTTAGTTTACTATTATGACAACATTAAAAGAACTCAACGAAAGAATTAACCAACTTCAACAAATTATCGACTCAGAGAAAATCGATGCAGATGCAGGTTGTAATTGGTCACAAGGTACAATCATCAATGCAGAACTTGAGAAAGAACAGATTTGTGATGCTATTGACCAAATGGCTATCGCTAATTGCCTTGTTATTTAATTTGACAAAACCGAAAAACTCAACTAGATTATTATTATGTTAGTATTAAAAACACCCGAACAAATTGATATGTTTCGATTTCTCAGTATAAGATCCGCGCTCAAGTTAGAGTGTCTTGGAATGAAGGGAAGAGGTCAATCAGCATATTCAATCGCAAAAACTGAGTACGGATTCAAAGGAAACAAAAAATCTGTACTTTCACAAATGGAACAAATTATAAAAGAATTCAAAGAAAGTTAATTATGACAGATACAACATACAACGGATGGAAGAATTGGGAGACTTGGAACGTAGCGCTATGGCTAGGCAACGACCGGAGTCTTTATAAGAAGGCGCGTCGGTTCGTTCACTACAAAGACCTAGCTCAAGCGCTAGTAGATTGCGGCACCCCTGTCACCCCTGACGGGGTGAGCTATAACGATCCTGACCTTGACACCTACGCACTAGACGAGTGGCTAATGGACGAACAAGGAGAAGACGCCGAATGGTGTAATTAAACCCGTAACCCACTGATAGTCAACGACTTAGGCGGGCCAGGGCGCCATAAGCGCCTGATACTCAACGACTTACATGTCTTCGGCTAGCACATAGAGACGACCTTCGGGATTCCATCCTTTGGCTGATACATCTACAAAGTTGCCTTTTTCCACATTGTACCTTGCTACTGCATGGCTGATGTACATTTCCCCTTTACGTTCATCCGCCTTTTCGGCGCTTTCTACTATGGCGACCTTGCCTTGACCTATTGTTGTGAGAACTAATTTCATGCTTATAATTTAGTAGATTCTCTGAGTAAAGTCAAGACTTTCTCGTATTCTTCTTGTGCTAGTACAAGCGCAGCATGGGCATCTTGTATGGCTTGCGCTGTGGTAAAGGTTTCGCTCCATTCTTCCTTAGTTCTATTCACAAGAAAGTTTAGGTTGCCGCGTGCCTTGCTCATTGCAATGGAGCAATCAAGTTCGGGGTATGGTACTCTTTCGGCGCTCATTGGTTATTGAATTCGTGGATGATTTGGTCAAGTGTCCATATGTTACCGCCTACGTCCTCGAAGAGGTCAAGTCCCTCAAGTGGGTCTCTGCCCAAGCGGTCGATGATACCGAGTTCTTCTGTCATGAATGTTTCTAATTGTTCTGTCATGTTATTACTATTGTCTATTTAGTTAATTGTGTCAAACTTATTTTAAGTGAGTATGGCGCGCTTCCAACTTGTCGAGGAACTTGTCAAGCTTTGCACTGCTAGCCTTAAGTTCGGCAAGCCTCTTTTCTGCTCTTGCTAGTTCGGGCAAGGCAAGTTCTTCAATGGCAATTTCATCGGCTTCAACGTTCGTTGAGTTCTTACGTGTATTTGCTATTACGGATTTAATGTGTTTGATCCGTGCTTCTGTGTTTATTATATCTAATTCGTTCATATTACTACTATCGTATATTTTTTAACTTACGTCAAACTTATTGGCAATTATTTTAGCTTAATGCCTCAACAAGTTCTCTTTCGTTTTGGTTAGTGAATTTACTATGTAGAACTTTACCAAGTAAGGTTTCAAACTTATTTTCTAACGCCTTTGCATTAAAAGTAGCCTCAACTTCATTACCGCTTTCGTCTTCTACGCAGTTAATTTTTACAGCGTCAACAAGAATGCGGTCGTCATCTCCTCTTACTACTATGTCAACGTCAACACCACCTTCGTAGCAGTCTTTGCCTGAGTCAAGCTCACAAAACACATTTACAAGGTTAGACTCGATATGCTCGACTTGATCAATTTTTAAGTTATCTATTATTAAGTTCATATATACAAGGTAAGGCAAAAAAGAGGTGACGTCAAACTAATTGGCATTTATTTTAAAGAAAATTAATCCGACCCCGGGGGTACTTTTTTGAATTTATACGAAGGTATGACTTTCTAAATAGCGGGGGGGGTGGGTATCTTCATTCTCAATTTTGAATATTATAACTTTATATAATTTACTAAATCAAAAAAAATCGGCGGGTAAAAAATCAAAAAAGGGTTTTTAAAAAAATTGGAAGGGGATAAAAATGTATAGCAAAAAATAAAACAATACAAATTTTATAATATTTTATAATAAATACTGTATAGTTGAATAAAAAAACAAAAAAAGAAATAATGTCTGGCATGAGTGTGGGGGTCGTGTTGAGATTGGCGACAGAATATGCCGCCGAAAATAAGATTCTTGTGTAATCTTATATTAAGATATGAAAAAATTTGGAAAAAGTTACAAGAACATAGGTACGGCATCAGATCCTGTTTATCAATTAACTCTTGACGACACCGGTGGTGGACAACTAGACTCCACGCTTGTTGAAAAATTCTCAGAATTTGGACATGGTGACGGTATAATGCACGATCATACTCATAAAATGGCGTTGATCGATCAAGCGCATCAGGCTCGTGTTTTTGGTGGCACAAGCTATCATTGCGCTGGTAATAGCAGCAATCATGGTGCCTTCCTTAATTTACCTTTACCAGACGGTGAACTAGCGGACAAGGTGTTCGAAGGTCATGACAATATGTTTATAATTTCCAAAACAGGTAAATGTTACGCCACTGGTTTAAATGACAATAGACAATTGGGTTACAAGGATGGAACCCACATGACTAATAATTGGATTGGTCAAGTGGATTTACCAGAAGATCTGAAATGTATCCACGTTTCCACTGGATCCCACAATCATAAAACATTTTACTATTTGATGGAAAATGGTGATTTGTATGGCTCAGGTCACAATCCACATGGTTATCTGTTTGGTTTGGGTATAAATAATAATCAAATGAATACGTTGGGGCCAGCACCAGCGTTGATCAATACCAATGTAAAGCAAGCATACATCGGTGGTCGTCAGTGGACCACCACGAGTATTGGTCATACAAACACATATTACGGTCAGTGTGGATTCGTGTTGAAACACGACGGTACTGTTGAAACCACCGGTTGTAATAGTTATGGTCAACGAGGTGATGGTACAACTAGTACCGGTACAGAAGCTGAACATCAAAATTGGCACAAAGTTATTCAAGGAGGTATGATAGACCAACAAGTTGTGGACATGAAAATAGTTACTAACGGTCACGCCACAACTGTGTATGTAAGAACATCCACTGGTCGGTTGTACGCATGGGGTTACAACGCTTATGGTCAACTGGGAGTTGGAAACACCACACATTCCGGAACTCCTCAAATCACAGTAACCAACGACGTGGTTGATTTTTGGGTTGCCGGTGGAAGTTCTGCCAGTGCGTATGTGTTGAAGACAGATGGTAACATATACAGTTGTGGTCGCAATTCATACGGACAACTTGGTCTTGGTGATACTACCAGCAGAAACACATGGGAGTTGGTACCAGATTTGAGCGACAAAAATATCACCAAAATGTTCTTGTGCAATTATGGCTCCGAAACAACAGCTTACGCTCTCAGCGATGATAAACAACTGTATGCTGCTGGTAACAATGGATACGGACAGATAGGAAATGGTATAACCAGCGCTCAATTAATATTTACACGGTCCAACACACCAACCACACCGGTTCAGTTCAGATGTTACACTGGTGCATATGGTGATGGTGTTGGTTTTGCAGTGTATGTAGATGCAAAAGGTCATTTGTTCGGAATCGGTCAAGGAAATTACAGTCTTTTTGATGATAATGCTAATAATAAATACTCTTGGACCAGGATCGCAGGTAGATTATGAGTTTCATTGATAGAATAGAACAAAATGTGCAATGGCATCGCCCAGCACTTGAGTCTTCAATGGATCACGTCAAGTATCCACGTTACAATTTAGCTTATCGCGAGTCATCCGCAATAAAGGTTCTCCCAGAAGATAAACAACCTTTGAATAACATGACTCCTCAACTAGTTGATTGGGTGTTGTCTCAATTCGCTAAAGAAATCGACATACCTGATGATTGGTCATATGTTGGTGTGAACAGGTACGATCAAGGAGATTACATACCACCACACCATGATCCTTGGCCATGGCATGCTTTGATGGTGTTCACATCATCGGAACATGATGGTATTGTGATAGAGGACAAACACAACAAAAGATTCAATTTCTACAATGACATTCCTGGTCGGGTGCTACACATTGAAAAAGGTGCGATGCACTGGGTGAACCCGGTTAGAGACACTCCCCGATATTCCGCTATTGTGGCTCGTGACCCTTGCCTAATGGGTGAATTTAATTAAAAATTAATAATTTAAAATAGAAAATTTATAATTTAATATACATTATAATATAATGAAAGAACTAGACTTCACACAAGAAATACGGGCTCAACTAGAAGCTGAAGAGGGTAACGCGGAAGAAATCTCCCAGGAATCCTGGGCGGCCGAAGAAAAAAAGGGTAAAAAATTAAACAAGCCATTTAGAACTTCGGGAGGGCCTAAGAAATTCTCAGTATATGTCAAAAACGAAAAAGGCAATGTCGTAAAAGTAAACTTTGGCGACCCCAACATGGAAATCAAGCGTGACGACCCTGCTCGCCGCAAAAGCTTTCGTGCTCGTCATGGCTGTGATAATCCTGGACCCAAGACAAAAGCAAAGTATTGGAGTTGCAAGATGTGGAGCAAGAAGAGTGTCACTAAAGTTACCAAAGGTAGCTCTGCCGAAGATGAATTATTGAACGAGTTAGACGAATCAGAGGCTTTGACTGACAAACAAAAAAAGCTTCCACCTGCAATCCAGAAAAAGATCGAAGATAAGCAAGGTAAAACAAGCAAAGACTCAAAAGATAAGAAAGAAGGTGGAAACAAGAAAGAAAGCGACGATAAGAAAAAGGGCGGTGATAAGAAAACAGAGAAAGAGTCTGACGCAAAAAAAGGTCTTTGGGAAAATATTCGCGACAAGAAAAAACGTGAAGGCAAGAATTACAAGCCTGCCAAACCAGGCGACAAGGACTATCCAGACCCTAAAGCATTAAAAAAAGCTCAAAAATCAAGCAAAGAAAAAAAAGAATCTAAGGCTGACGAAAAAGCTGGTTACCCTCCCAAATGCAACGAGGGATATGTAGAAAAAGACGGCAAATGTGTACCTGTTTCTGACAGCGGTTGGAAAAAGAAAAAAAGTAAATAATTAGATGCAAAACATAGGATACAGTGGGCAATACTTAGATAACAAAGAGTTTCGTGTTAAAATCCGGACAGGCTCCGACATACAAAACAGTTTAAGTGACGCCATAGCCGGAGAAATGCTTCTTGTGACAGGAGCTAGCCCCGCCCTTTATGTTTGCACTAAAACGGTCACCGAACAAGACCCCGCAGAAGTTTACAAAATCGCCGACTTACCTCCTGGCAACAAGGTTGTATAGTATTATAAATTATTAGCCCTCTACAGAGGGCTTTTTTTTGCGTGTATAATAAATTATATGAAACGCAAAACAATAGAAGATTACAAGGCAGATGCCCCACAAATACCAACAAATACATGTCCGTATATAGACTTCGCAAAAGATATTATAAAGGAAGTCAGGGACGAAACAAATAATTACTTTATAGGAGAAAAATTATTATTGATTGATTCTTTGCTTGAATATATTAGGGAAAGCAATGACAGCTTGAGGCAAGGTGGAGAATATTGGTACCGCTCTTTTTTAAATAAAAAGTAAGAGATTAAACTCCTACTCCAAATGTAGGATCATTACGATCATATACTATAAGTTTTGGTGAGGTCAAGGTATCGTTGGTATCTATTTTTGTGATCCTAGCTTGTACATGCGGATATGGTAGATCATATTGCATGCCGAGATACACTTGACCAGGAAATCCTCCCCCTGTGTCGTCAGATATGCCCAATACTCGAATCCCGCCTGTTTGTATATTGTTAGAGCTCGCACCAAACCATTTAGTCTCAATCCCTAGCCCGGTATAAGATAAATCTTGCAAGGAAGAATCCTGCAGCACGGTTCCGGTATTATCGATATATTCAACTAGTAAATTTGATGGATTAGACTGAATTTCTGTTTTTACCCAATCAAACTCGTTATCTAATACAAGAATAGATGTATAAGTAAATGTGCTATTATTATGATAGAAGAATTTGAAATCGTTAGAATCGCTGGTTTTTGTAGTTTCGTTAGAATATCTTAAAGCAGGCGGATCATATCCAGGCCATCCCAAGCCTAAGGCCCCGGCCTCATTTATAGTATGATCCCATGTGCTATTGTCAGCGACCTCGACATTTGGTGTTAAAGTGACATCTTGCGCGGGCATTTGAAAGTTTAAACTTGCATCAGTTGATCCATCTAGAGTGGGCCAATCAGAGGTCCAAGATAGAAAATTATACTCTGGTTCCATTGTTATACCGGCGGTAACAGTCGCACCTTCTTGGTAGTTTTCTGGAGCCAAAGGAGTTACTGCGCCCCCAGTGACGCCATTAACGGTCAGAATGTATGTAGCCAATGGGTTGATTGAGGCGATTAAATCAGTCAAGGTAACATGCAGTGTTCGATTATAGCTGCCATCTTCCGCATCGTCCCTGGATATTGCAAACAAATCGCTTTGCTGTAGGGCAGATGTGGCTGGCAATTCGCTAATTTTTATACCGTCTTGCTCTGGCTCTTCATCTTCCGAAGGTAGATCGCTTTGAACATCAAGGATACCGTCGTCTATTTCGATATCATAAGAAACATCTCGTGACAATGTGGGTAGCTTTAAAATCTGGTTATTTGTTGTATCGATCTTAAGTTTCGAGACGACTGTTCCTGTTGAATCTTTGATGTCTATGGATTTTTCTCCTATTGCGGTGGATATATCTTCGCGGCCATAATCGTAGACCACATACTTGCCCCATATAATATTGATTTTCATTTCAAATGAGTATTATTTTGTTATCACAAAGAAGACAGCTTTATTTCCATTACGAGTATTGACCGTAAAGGACTCACTGCTTTTTCCAACCGATAGTACGACGCCATCTCCGGCTCCAAAAGTTATAATTGAGCGACCCATTGACTCAGTAGGGGTAATTTTGAAACCCCCTTGACCAAAACCCTCAATAGTGCAACCTATGCCGCTGATCAAAGTCCAATTTCCTGAAGTGTTTCCTGATGCTAATCCTTGAGCTATGACTCTTGCAGCAACTTGAGGCTCTTGAGTTTCGTCTTTAATATCAATAATAGTATACTTAGTATTATTAGATGCAAGCGCATTCAAGCTTTCAAGGGAATTAGTGACATCAGTGTGGGAGCCACCTGGGCCATAAAAATTAGCAGAAGTTACCCCCGGGGACTCAGTATCAAGGCCTTCACCTAAATCGAAGGTCTCGCTCAGTTTTACCGAAAATCTGGCGAATTCTCTACCCATTTTTCTTTTTAGCGTTGAGGTCGGCTTCTAATTGAGCATAAACAGCTTCGATCTCCCCTTCTTTCATCAAGTCAGACGGAGCCTTTCCGTCAAATTCTGGATGTGGATTTTTTAGCCATTGTGTGGCCGCAAAAAAAGGCATTTTCTTTGACAATAAATTAAGTACGTCGTATTTTGATAAATTTCCCATATAATATATATATTATACACTAAACTTTGTGTAATTATATACAATCCTAACAAAAACATATGGGAAGAAAAAAAATTAATCAAGAAGAGATTGAAATCATTAACGATAACGCCTTTCAGCCTAAGATCCGAATTAAAGGATTGAAACTGAGTGAAAAACAAAAAAAATTTGTAGATATAGCATTAGATCCAGAATGCAAAATAATTTTTGTTTCTGGACCAGCCGGATCCACTAAAACATACATGGCGGTTTTCGCTGCCCTTAGGCAACTAAGGCAGGATGGCGAACTTGATCTGCTTTATGTGAGGACAGCTATAGAGAGTGCGGAAAAAGGCCTTGGAGCCCTTCCTGGCACCATAGAGGATAAGTTTAATCCATACATGGCTCCACTAGAAGATAAGCTCGACGAGATGTTGCCAAAAACAACGACTATCAAGCAAGAGCTCATTAAAAGCGGTAGAGTTCAAGCGATGCCAATCAATTTCTTACGAGGAGCAAGCTGGTTAAACAAAATCGTTATAGCTGATGAATCACAAAACTTTACATTCAGAGAGCTTGTTACGTTAATCACCAGAATTGGTGAAGGCACGAAACTCTTTGTATGTGGCGACACAATGCAGAGCGACATCAACGGAAAGAGCGGTTTTAATGACATGATTAAAGTGTTTGACGACGATGAAAGCAGAGACAGGGGGATTTATTGCTTTAAATTTAACGAGTCAGATATTTTTAGGAGTGAAATACTTAAATATATAGTCAAAAAATTAAAAAACAAATAAATTAGTGTACTATTTTTTTAAATGATAGATTGGTCCACAATAATAGCATCCGTGATTACTGCACTGGCTACATTAAGCAGTGTAATATTCGGACATAGAATATTTAAAAACAGGAATCAAGCCTCCTGTGATTCTGACTGCAAGGACCCGGTCATTAAAGACACTCTTCAAAGCAGGAACGTATACAAAGCATTAGAGTTCATTTTAACCGAGTTAGGTGGAGACAGAGCATATGTGATTGAGTTCCACAATGGAAACAGTTACTTATCAGGCAGGCATCAGCAGAAATTTAGCTGTACTCATGAGATTGTCACAGAAGGAACTAGTAGAGAATGTATCGAGATGCAAGAATATAAAGTATCAAACTACCACTCTTATATAAGCCATTTAATTGATGACGGAAAGTTTTTTAGTTTTGACTCCGACAGTCTAGATGACCATGCATTTTCATCTCTTCTGCATTCCAAGGGGGTTAAGTCAATTTTCAATGTACCAATCAAGACTCTTAATGGCAACATTATAGGTATTCTTGGAGTAGACTATGTCAAGGGGAATGTTGACCTAGTGAAGATTCGGGAAAAATTTGGAGAAGAAGACTTCGAACTTTATTTACTTAAATTTATAAAAGCACAAGCAAGAGCAATAGGTGGATACTTAATATAAATAATTGATTTTTTTTTGCAGTCAATTATTATATAATAATATGCAACATATATATTGTACTGAATGTGGAGGTAAGGTCTCATACTCTGGGGCTAAACCTAAATTTTGTTCTTCATGCGGCTCACCTATTGGAGGAGTGTCAACTCAGTCGAGCACAAAGACAAAAGTGAACCTGAATAAAAAGACATCGCAATCCAAAGCTTCAGTGCCGTTGAAAGATGATGAAACAGACATTGACTATGTTCCAAGCATTGGGAGATTGAGTTATGATTTAGCTCATGAAGGATCAGGCAACAAAACTTACAAATTCGGAGATATTGTCAATGTCGAACCAGAGCAGAAACCCGGAAAATAATTCAAAGAAAGATACCTCGTCCAATCCAGAAACCCAAACATACGAAGATCACTCAGACTTAATAGATCAAGAGCTGTCCAAAAGAAGGAAGAATTGGTTTTTAACATCAGTTGCCTGGGTTGACTTCGACGATGTTTGCCAGATTATTCGAGCTCATATATTTAATAAATGGAGTCAGTGGGATCAGTCTCGCCCCATCAAGCCATGGATAAACAAAATCATCGCCAATCAGATGAAAAATATCCTAAGGAATCATTATAGTAATTATGCGAGGCCATGCTTAAATTGCCCATTTAATTCAGATTCAGAGTATAATCTTTGCAGTTTTACAGCCTCTGGAGAGCAAGACTGCACATGCCCGCTATACAAAAAGTGGACTAAGAGCAAGAAGAATGCATATAATATCAAAATAACATTATCTTTAGAAAATCACATAAATCAAATAGATGCACGTTCAGATAATGTACTTGGGACAGACATAGACGTGGCATCAGCAAAATTAATAAAAGAATTAAAGAAACAATTAAATCCTAGACAGTTTCAAGCTTTTGAATTATTATTTATTAAAAACATGACAGACGAAGAAGTTGCCCACGAGATGGGTTTCAAGAGTACAGAGACAGGGAGAAAAGCCGGATACAAACAGATCAAAAACTTAAAAAAGACTTTAAAGGATAAGGCCGCTGCAATTTTAAACAAGAAAGGAATAGCATTTTTAGGCGATGATGAACTTAACTGACGAGCAAAAACAATTCATTAGGGATAACTTTAAGGAGACTCCAGACTTATTAGAGTTGACCCGCAAGTTATTTGATAACCCTGATATTGACGGAAGAAGTCGAGAGGGTAGATCTGTAAGGGAGTTTTTGGCCGAAGAAAACTTGGAGTACCGAACTACAAAAAAAGACAAAGTGCCAGACATCCAGTTAAATGACCACCAAAGGGAATTTATAAAAGCTCAGGCTCAAAATGGGCTAAGTGCTTATCAAATTGCTGAAATACTCTTTCCTGATTCTAATGTCAGAAGGTTATGCAAGGAGCATTTAACTGTCCTTGAATTCCTGCGGCATTATGAACCCTCTTATGTTCATGACAGTGAGAGTGCGGTTAATAGGGTGTACAGCCCCCCCAAATTAAATATTACATGCCTCAAGAAAATAAACATGTATACAATGATAGAGCTCCAAGAAGACAGGTTAACTCACGAGGAAGAGGATTGCATTAATGCTTTACTTAGGAGCCTCTCTGCCCCCCGCCTTATTCAAGTAATAAGCAACTATACAAGCATGAAGGATAGAGAATTGTTTGAAGCAGAGTTTATAAGGGCTACATGGGATAAGCCAGACTTAACAAGTGATGAGATTAATTTATATATTAATGTTTGTGTTGATTATATTAATTTAAAAAATATTACCTATCATATCGAAAAGTTAAATACTATGTTTAATGAAGTTGAAGACCAACAAGACATGACTGTTAGGTTGGCTGAAGTATTAAAATCAAAAACCGACGAATACGATAAATGCGAGAAGAGAATGGAGTCTCTCATTAAAAAACTCAACGGTGACCGTGCAGAGCGATTAAAGAACCGCAGACAAGACAATGCAACCATTATATCTCTAGTTAAAAACTTTCAAGCTGAATCTGAAAGAAGAAGAATGGTTGAAATAGCAGAGATGCAGAAAAAATTAGTTGAAGAAGAGGTAACTAGACTTGATAATATGGAAAGCTGGAAAGCAAGAATATTAGGAATATCAAAAAACGATGCAGTATGAAAAAAATTGAATTATTAATAGGTGATTTTGAATATAGTCAAATTGAAGAGATTTTTCAAAACGAAAAAGACTTTCTTCCAGTCAACGAAAAAGACTTTGTTATAATAAAAGCCTTAAAGCAAATCATTAACCCTAATAACTTAATAGAGAAGGATGTCGGCGGACAAGCAGACACAGACCAAGTAATCTATAAAAAAGTTAAAGAACCTGAAGATAAATCATTAGACACAGGTAATGTAAATTTTAAATTATGACCACTGAAGAACAAAACCAAAAAATTATTCAATCTCTTGCTAATGCGACTTTTCAGTCACTAAACCTTAATGGACTTATACATGCAGCAAAGTTTTATTGCATTAAAGAGGCAGAAGCTAAATTTGAAGAATTAGACGACGAAACTAAAGGTAAGATTCTTTCTGAGCTCGAATCACAAGAAAAAGCTCAAGAAGAAACTGCTCAGGTTCAGGAAACCGCCCAGCAATCAGTCTAATTTCTGGGGCCCTGCCCTTGCTTATTATTCGGGCTCACAGTAAACGAACTATGTCCCTAACCTGTAAGATATGCGGCAAGGTCTGCAAAAACAAGCAAGGCCTTCATTCCCATGTGTCCAGAATACATAAGCTTACAATACCAGAATACTATATACAAGTATATCAGAAGAGAGATAAGCATACAGGAGAACTATTAGAGTTTAAAGACTTTACTGATTACTTTAATAGAGACTTTAAAAATATAAATAATTTTATAAGTTGGGCTAAAAATACTAAAATTGAAGAAGTTCGGGGTTTGATGCTGAAACAGCTCAAAGCCCGTGTAACGGGCAAAGAACTGAAGTCTGCCCCTCCGCATCTTGAATTATGTCTCAATAAGATGCCTTCTATCGATATGTTTAGAGAGTATTTTGGATCCTATTCTAAAGCTTGTGAAGAGGTTGGAGTTCCTCCTTTATACCCTAAAGGATTGATGAAAGACTTTTTTGCTTCAAATCCAGAACTGGATGATGTGAAGATTATGATTGATACTCGCGAGCGAAAACCATTAGAGTTTAAGAAAAGTACAAGCTTAAAGTTAGACTTCGGTGATTATGCCGTGGGTGATCCTTATTACAACTATACTTATGTTGATCGAAAGGACGAAAGCGACTTCAAGAGCACATTAACCACGGGCTTCGAACGATTCAAGCGAGAACTTGACCGTGCCAAACACTTTGATGCTTTTTTATTTGTTGTTGTAGAAGGCTCTATAGAATCAATTATAAAAAATAATATATTATTTGGTTCTAGGTCTAACTTGTCTTTTATTTGGCATAACATGAGAATATTGTCTCACGAATATGCTGGTCGTTGTCAATTTATATTTACTGGTAAAAATGGTAAAAATTTATTTGACCAGCTCGACTCTGACTTTTATAATGAATATAATGAATTAAATGATTTATTAATTAATTTAAAAAAAGTCAAGAACGAAGACCGTGCCAGTAAAATTAGTAAAAAAATGTGGGTTATGAGAAAAAAAATATTCGAACCGGCATACGAAAAGTATGTCGCAGATGCCCGCATCGAATCTCAAAATATCATACCTAAGTTATTAGTGTACGGAAAAAAACTATGGGAAACAGACCTCCAATACTTTATCGATAATCATGTCCTGGGAAGAAGGTAAATTCTTAATTAAGAAAAATACTCCGAATATAAATGAGGAGCTACTTAAAATAACAGGGCATCTTGAAGAGAAAGATGCCAAGTATCATTTACATAATTTCTTGCGAGAAAATATAACCTTTACTACCAACCTTATTGCTGGGGTGGACTTATTCCCATTTCAGCACCTTGCAATTAAATCAATGCTTGAAACAGATTATTTCCTGGGTATATGGAGCCGGGGCATGTCTAAGTCTTTCAGCACCGCTATATATGCATTTCTCGATGCTATATTTAATCAAGGGGTCCAAATAGGTATTATGGCAGCTACTTTCAGGCAGTCAAAAATGATATTTGAAAAAATCGAAGACATTGCCAATAAACCAGAGGCCCAGTTTTTAGCACAATGCATAACAAAAAAATCTAAAAAGAATGACCAATGGACACTAGAAATTGGAGAGTCCAGGATTATCGCATTACCATTAGGCGACGGGTCAAAGCTTCGAGGTTTTAGGTTTCATAGGATTATTATTGACGAGTTTCTTTTAATGCCTGAGCATATATACAACGAAGTTATCTTGCCGTTCTTAAGTGTTGTTCAAAACCCTACCGAACGTGAAAAGGTTAGGAAGCTTGAAGACGACCTTATAGCTCAAGGAAAAATGAAAGAAGCAGACAGATATCAATGGCCAAACAATAAATTAATAGCTTTATCTTCTGCTAGTTATAAATTCGAATACTTATATAAAGTATATGAAACTTTTGAAGATTTGATATTAAATGGCATGCCTGACAATAGCTTAGATACTTCTAAGAGAGTTATTATGCATTTTAGCTATGATGTAGCCCCAAAAGCTCTTTATGATCAAAACTTGATTAATCAATCAAAACAGACCATGAGTCAATCTCAATTCGATAGGGAATTTAATGCTGTATTTACCGATGATAGTTCTGGGTACTTTAAGACATCTACCATGGCGGAATGTACCGTCAAGGATGGAGAGGGGCCTCACCTAGAAATATCTGGAGATAGGGACTCTAAATATTTGCTAGCTTTTGACCCTAGTTGGGCAGAATCAGAAAGCTCTGATGACTTTGCTATACATGTGTTTAAATTAAACGATAATACCCAGACAGGGACATTAATTCATAGTTATGCAATGCCTGGTTTAAAAATGCAAGATCATATTAATTATTTTCATTATTTATTAACAAATTTTAATATAGTAGCTATTGTTGGTGACTATGGTGGAGGTGTTCAGTTTATGCAGGCCGCAAATGCTAGCGAGCAGTTTAATAAAAGCGGTATTAATATCGGTGAGATTACAGCCAACTTTGATGACCTAGAGAAATATCAAGATGTTTTATTGCAGGCCAAGAATCAATACAATATAAAGGACAAAAGAATATGTGTATTAAGAAAAGCTACATCCGACTGGATTCGAAGAGCAAACGAATTATTGCAAGCTAATTTTGACCATAAGAGGATATCATTTGGGTGCCGGGCATTAGATGAAAGTTATCATCAACAAGTAAAAGCCAAAGTACCTATTGACGGTTTAACATTTCTGCCAAACCAAAAAGAAGTTTTAAAAAATGCTGGAGCCTCTAAGATTATAGATTTCCTGGATCACCAGTATGACATGGTTAATTATACAAAAAACCAATGTGCATTAATACAAGTGTCTTCCTCTACGCAGGGAACTCAAACATTTGGACTGCCCAGTAACTTGAGACGTCAAACAGGTCCAGGAAAAACAAGAAAAGATTCTTATTCTGCACTAGTATTAGGTAACTGGATGATTAAGACTTACTATGACTTTACTATGGCAAAAACAGACCCGACCGCTGCGACATTTGCCCCGATGATGATTTAAAACAGAAAGTCGACTTTTAACTTTAAAGTAGACTTTCAATAACTTTGGTGTACTATTAAATATGCCAAGAAAATATGTAAAAAAATCGGATTATTGGAATAATTTTAATACTGCAAATGGGGCCGGAGAAAGTCAGAACTCCCTACCATTAAAAGATGAAGAAGTAAAACCCTCAAGTGCTGGGGAAGCATATTATGCAGAGGCATCTCGCAACAGGAATGTAAATCAGCCTGGGTGTGAAGACGGAACAAGAACAAGACGAAACTATATTTCGACAAATCAAAAACAAAATAAATATAAGAATATAGAGGACTGTCCACTTTCTTACAGTAATGAGAAGAATTACATTAGCCCTCGATCCTCAATATTGCTATGCCAAAAGGCTTATGCGAATATAGCGATCTTTAGAAATGCTATCGATGTAATGTCTGAGTTCTCAAATTCTGACATATACCTAGAAGGGGGGTCTGAAAAAGCAAGAAACTTTATAGAGAAATGGATGGATAGAATAGAAATATGGAAACTTAAAGATCAGTATTTTAGAGAATATTATAGGTCTGGCAATGTATTTATGTATAAGTTAAATGCTAAGTTCACTCCAGAAGACTTAGTAAAATTAAATAAAGTATATGCTGCTGAAAAAGAAGTATTGCCTAATAGGAAAATTCCAGTTAAGTATGTATTCTTAAACCCTTATGATTTTGTAGCTGATAGGGTATTATCTTTTGATGCTCAAGACGGAGTCTATAAGAAAATATTAAGCGAATACGATATTCAAAAGCTTAAGCACCCCCAGACAGATTACGACCAAGAAGTATTTGATGCCCTTCCTGAGGATGCTAAAAAAGCGATTAATGGTAGCCAGTTTAATCAAGAAGGAGTTTTAATTAGTCTAGATCCATCCAAACTTATATTCTCTTTTTACAAAAAACAAGACTACGAGCCGTTTGCTACTCCCTTTGGGTTTCCGGTTCTTGATGATATAAACTGGAAGATGGAACTCAAGAAAGTGGACCAGGCAATTACTCGAACTATTGAAAATGTTATATTACTAGTTACAATGGGTAATACTCCTGACAAAGGAGGAATAAACCCAAACAACTTGAAGGCTATGCAGGATTTATTTCAAAATGAAAGCATAGGTAGAGCATTAATAGCAGACTATACCACAAAGGCGGAATTTGTAATCCCTGACCTAAACAAAGTTCTTGGATCCGATAAATACGATATAGTTAACGAAGACATCAAGGAGGGTTTGCAGAATATTATCGTGGGTAAAGAAAACTACTCCAGCACTCAAGTTAAAGCTCAAATATTTCTCGAGAGGCTAAAAGAAGCAAGGAACACATTCCTTAATGACATTTTACAGCCACAAATAAAAGAGGTTTGCAAGGCCATGGGATTCAAGAACTACCCCAAGGCGAAGTTTGTGGAGATAGATATTAAAGATGAAGTGCAAATGCATAGAGTAACTTCTAGACTTATCGAGATGGGCATCATAACCCCAGAGCAAGGAATGACTGCCCTCAAGCAAGGCGTTTACCCAAACCCTTCCGACTTAAAGTCTGCCCAAGAAAAATTCGTAGAACAAAGGGAGCAGGGTTTTTATACCCCCCTGAGTGTCGCTCAGCCTATTTTACCAGAAGGTCAGGAGCTAGATCAAAGCCAGCCACAACAATCCACCCAGCAAGAAACAGGAAGACCCGCTGGCACAAAAACAAAAACAAACAATTTACTCGCAAAAGAAGATTCATACAGTAGAGCTGACATACAGTCCGTTATATATGCCATTGAAGACTTGGGTAAACATATGGAATCTGAACTCAAGAAAGCATACGACAAGAAGCGTTTATCTAAAAACCATAAAACAATGATAGAGAGTCTTTCTGAAAGTATAGTCATGTCTTCCAATATGGACTGCTGGAAAAGCAAGGCAAGCGAATGCATTAAAGATTTTAATAATATAGAAGATTTAAATATTATGCCTGAAGTATTAGAGGTTGGAGAAGAGCATAAAATAGTATCTTATCCTGCGGCTATACTGTATCATAGTAAAAAAAATAAAAAATAAGTGTATCTATATAAAGTATCATTTTTAATTTAAAAAAATATTATGCTTCCATATAAATATATAACTAGTTTTGAAGAGAGTATAGCTGTACAAAATAACGATAGTGATCAACTAATAAGTTCTGCATCACTTGATTCACTGAAAGAGCTGGCCCCTGACAATATTGACTTCGAGAAAAACATCGACTTAGTTGGGGTTGCATTTAATGCGGCTGTAGCTAATAGGTTTAATAAAAACGGCGACGGAATAGATACCGCCACGGCATTAGCTATCAAGGATTACTTTATTCATAAACCTACGAATATTGAACATCAAAAGCAAAAGGTAGTGGGCCATATCGTAGGTGCATCATTGTCATCTTATGGAAGTAACGAAGTTTTGGCGACCGAAGATGCTTCATTAACTGCAAAGCCATTTAATATAGCTCTCTCTGCCGTAGTGTATAAAACAGTTAACCCAGAGTTTGCGGAACTGGTCGAAAAATCAACAGACAAGGAAAGCGAGCTTTACCAAACCGTGTCTGCAAGCTGGGAAATTGGATTTAACGATTATGTTATTGCGGTAGGCAGTGAGAATTTAGAAGAGGCAACAATCATCCCAAGAGAGCAAAGAGACGAATATTCAAAATTCCTTAAAGCATATGGGGGAAATGGCAGAACCGACAAAGGTGAAGAAGTTCATAGGTTAATAGTTGGAGACATTTACCCAATCGGTATAGGCTTTACATCTAATCCTGCGGCTGATGTCAAAGGGGTGGTTTTATTAACAGAGGATGAGTTGCAAAACGAAGATGATAAAGAAACTGAGGCATCGATAGAAGTATTGAAAATAAAAAATAATTTTTTACAAGAAAAAAGTTCCCATTTACATAAAGGCAATGTAATCATTAACAAGAATCATAAACTAAAGCACATTATGGACAAAGAAATTCTAAATCAAGTAACCGAAACACTCGAGGCTCAAGCTTCTTCCAAGAAATTGTCTGAAGAGGCTATTGCTAATATTACTAAAGTATTTCATGATGCTATTATCGACAAGAGCGAAAAATGGCAGCAAGAAAAAGAAGACCTTCAGAAGGAAAAAGAAGAGCTTGCTAAAGCTCAAGAGGTTTCCGATCAAGATCTTGAAGATATGAAAGTAAAGCTTTCTGAAGTTAGCGAAGAGCTTGCTACTATCAAAACTGAAGTGGCTGCACAACAAGAATCCGAGAGGTTCAACGAAAGAATGACCGAACTTGATAGTGAATTTTTGCTAGAAGATGAAGACAGAGTCCTTTTAGCTTCAGAGCTTAAAGAACTTGATTCATCCGAAGAGGCTTATGCTCAATACAAAGAAAAATTAAATGTAGTATGGAAACATAAGACAAAAGCTTTCAAAGAAGAGCAAGAAAAGATTTTTAATGAAAAGATTGAGGAAGAGGTTCAAAAACGTCTTGCATCTCTCGCCAACGAAACCGAAGCTGAGGCAGAAACCGCTGAAGAAACAGAGGCAGCCGCAGAAGAAGTTATCGAATCCGCAGAGACCGAAGAAGAAGCTGTTGCGAATAATAATAGCGAGTCAATCGAAGAAGAAATTTCTTTAAGGGAAAAGTTTAAAAAATCTTTCTCTAAGGACGGTGTACAAATTCAATACTAAAAAGAGGACATAAAAAATGGCTAATAGACTACTACCATTCAGACAATACAACGAACACTTCGTAGTGAATTTGTTTTCACTAGACGTAAGTGGTGCTACTTTAAGTGGCTTTACTCACGCAGCTTCAGGAGCTCACGATGCAGGTACCTTAGTAAAGGTTACTGATGGCAGTTGGGCAGCTGGAGAACCAGCCGGTTACGGAAGTGACGGCCAAGGATCTACAGAGCTTAATGCTTATCTTGGTGAAACTGGTTACCCCCATGTAGGGCGTAACGTTAATCCTGAAGCCGCTCCAAAATTTGAAGTAGCAAGCGGAACCGACATTGTTCTTGGTGTTACCTTGAATCAAACTTTAGCATTCGACGAAAATGGAGAAAAGCTTCTTTACTATCGCCAAAAAGCACTCGAGCTTCAAGCTGTACTTCCAGGCGAAGTTGTACCAGTACTCACTAAGGGTATTATCACGGTTGCAGCAAGCGCAGTCATTGCAGGTAACGAGCCTTCAGTCGGAGATTTAGTCGCATTGGGAGCCGGAGGAAAGTTCCGTGCAGAAGGTGGCAGCGGAAACACAGTTGTTGGAAAATGCCTTGGAGTAGGAAACCGTGGAGATGTCTACGATCCTCAATCCGCCGACTACTTTGCTGGAGATGGTTCAACTGGATCATACTATATCATCAAAATTGATCTTTAATCTGTAAGTCAAGAGAGGACACAAAAAAACATGAAAATCACACTTAAGAGAACAGAAGAACAAGTAGAACTTGTAAAAGCCATGGCCTCTCGTAACAGAGATGTCGCTTACGAGGCTCAGCAAGCATTAGCTGAATTCATCGGGCCAGTATTGTCCGAAGTTATCGGCCAAGCTCCTACTTTAAGCAATCTTTTCACGAGCTTTCAATTCAACGAGATGGATAGCCCTAGCATTCCCTTGGACCTTTACTATGATGTAACTGCTCCAGACTATGTTAAGGTTTACAGCACCACGGTTCCTGGCGGGTTACCCACCAACACTGTAACGCCTACCGTTTCTGAAATGAAGTTTAACACCTATCGCCTTGATAGTGCTGTTGACTTTGACAAACGTTATGCTGCTAAATCCCGCATGGATGTAATTGGAAAGACTTTTACACGTATTGCTCAAGAAATCTTGCTTCGCCAAGAAGATACATCTGCAAACTTGATCCTTGGATCTTTAGCTGATGCTCAAACTAACGGACAAGACCACTTAGTTTCCGCAAGCGGAGGTAACTTAATCCTTGACGATTTCAATAAGTTATTGACCCTTGCAAAGCGCATTAACACAGCATGGACCGGTGGAGCCCCAGAAGGTGGACGCTCTAAAGGTGTTACCGACTTGATTATGTCTCCTGAGGCAGTAGAAGGTCTTCGTGCTATGGCTTACAACCCAATTAATACTGAGCCGGGACTTGGAGCTGGTACTGCTATTCCAGCAACCGACGAAATGCGCAACTCTATTTACAGTAACGGAGGAATTCCTGAATTCTACGGAATTAGCATCATGGAAATCAATGAGCTTGGAACTACTAATGGTACCGCTCAAAAATTCCTTGCTACCTGGAATGCACTTAGCTCTCGTACTGACAACGATTTGGTTATCGGTCTTGACCGTGGCCGTGAATCCTTGTTCCGTGCTATTGCTCTTGATGCAGAAAGCGGATCCGAGCTTAGTCTTCTTGCTGACGACCAATACAGCGTTCGTCAACAAAAAATTGGATACTACGGTTCCATGGAAGAGGGTCGTATGATTCTCGACAACAGAGTTCTTACAGGAATCACTCTATAATAAGAGCGTCTCTAAAAGGACTTCAAAGAATCCACCCATAGCGGTGGATTTTTTGTTTATAAACATTATCATATATATATAGATTAAAGGAGAAAGGTAAATTATGAAAAATAAAAAAAATGTAAATGCAAAAAAGCCCGCAAAGAAGACATCTAAAAAAATACAAGAATTCAGTGATGGGAAAAACCACATAAAGGAAGAGGCTAGTTATGCAAGGAGCCTAGAACATATGATTGGCAGAAAGCAAAAAAATCCTTTTGGGGCTAATACAATTGAAGAATTCGAGGCAAGTTTAGCTAGCATGCAATTGACTGAAATGCAAGAATTAGCAGTAAGTGCAGGGGTCTTCCCATCAGGAACAAAAGTTACACTGAAGTCTAAATTAATTAAAGCATATAAGCAACAAGCACAGGGAGCATTAAAATCAATTCAAATTACGAAGCCAATGGTAGAACCTGGCTCTCAAAAAGAAAAAGATATCCTAAAGATTTTAAATCAATAATTTGTTTCACGTGTACTTAATTACATGCATTCATTTAATCAAATTGGTGAGCTAGCTAGTGGTATATTAAAATATGAATTTGACTTCATAGAAGACCCTACTGAACAGCAGGCTGAATTACTCAGTATATCGGGCTCTTTAAGCGGAAAGCTTGGAGAGCTTAATATAATATTAAATCAAAAATTTTGCTTTACCGGGGTAGATGGTAACCCTTATCCAAGGCTAGGAGATGAGGAATCCTCTATACTGGAAGAAATGTACCTGAGGGATTACAACACAAAACAAGCCAGGAAAATATTAAGGGGCAGTTATGATAGCACAATTTCCGGAATAGACGGAGGCGGACAATCAAACTGGACGGAGCTTAGGGAAGGAGACACGACGATAAAAAGACCGGTGTCAGCGATTCCGGGATTATTTACCAACAAATTAGATTTAAGTAAAAACTTCAAGGCTTTAGCTTCAGAGTCCGAACAAAAAATTAAAGACTTAGCATATGCATATAATATGTATGGAGCTACGCCAAGGCAAGTAGCGGGACAAGATGCCCCGGATATAGATTATATATTATGCCAAACAGACGCTGACACACCCTATTCAGGACATCTTCTAACGGAGACGGGAGTTAGCCCTTCTGGTGTCGATCTTTCAGGAATTAGCCCTACGGGTATGGGTTTATATAACTAAGCCCCACTAAGGTTCATTAAATCTTTCATTGAGAGAGAACCTCCTTTTTCTTTAGCTAAATCTTCTAGGGTTCTCCCTTGTTTTGGTTGAGATAACCCCAATTCATCCATGTCTTCTTTTGTTGCCCCAACAATAGTAGATGCACCAGAGTCTTTAGATATTTCCTGCTTAATTTTCTCTCTACTTTCCGATGAGTTTGCGAAATCCAATAAGCCGTCTGGGTCATTTTTAATTCTCTCAGGTATATCTTCGCTATACTGCTCAAATATATTTTTATATATCTTTGTGTAAAGTGTTAAGTTTAGCTGGAAGTTAGTTAATTCAACCACGGGTTTTCCAAAAAAATCAGTTAAGTTTTCTATGAAACTATAATAGGATTTATAAAAATCTTGTATTGCTAAATGTTTTATATTGTTATCAGAGAAAGCCTTATGAAACTCATTGTATGTCACTACAAGGTTAGAGACTTCCGTCGTGGACGCATATTCAAATTCCTTTTCTGAGTACAGTTTTTCCTGCAACCCCTTATCCTTGTAAAAACTATTGACTATATAGAAATCATTCGCTCGACTCAATGCATACTTGTCAGCACTATTAGATACGAGATCTTGTTTTTTTGACTGAATGCGTGATAGTTTCTCTTCAGCTTCAGTTATCTGTTTATTTATTTGATCAAGGGCACTTTTGAGGTATATATTCTTTTTATTCTTAATCAAGCTATCGACATAAAAAGATTGCTTTTCTATTTCAGCATCATCTTTTTCGGTCCACACTTCATCTTTTTTAAGCTCTTCAAAGATCTCCGCTTCAGTAGGTAGACCTTTTTTTTGAGCTCTCTCTAGATGCATGTCATAGATGTCGTCAAAATCTACAACATCATGAAATGACTGATGCTTTATATACCTTCTTTCTTCCCCTATAAAATAGGAAGAAAACCCTTCAGAGATTTCTTTAAATATTTTTCTGTAGTTGCGGGAATCCACTCATCACAAATTACCTGAATCAATATCTGACTCTAGATCCTGGAACTCTTTCTCAGTTGGATTTTGACTGAAGTACCAAAAACTAATGAATGTCATTAACTTATCTCTCGATAGATCAAAAATATCATTGCCACCTTCGTCCATTTCATAGTAGGACTCTTCTTTTTCTTCCGCGCTTTGACCTGGAAATAAGGGTAAAACTTCTCCACCCTCTGCCTGGTAATGAGAGAGATTTAACAGGTACCATAAAATAACTTTATTTTGAGCTTTAGTATCCGCCGTATGATTAAAGACATTCTGGTATGCGGTCTCAAGATCTACAATCTCTTTCCTGGTAGAAGCAAAAGATTTAGATAGTTCGGCCTCTCTAGATTTTTCTTTTTCGTTTTTTTGCTTTTTATCTAAAAGACGACCAAGGGAATTATTAATTTCATTTAATTCTTGATAAAGACGAATTAATCGGTTGGAGTCTTCTTCACTTAAGAGTCCCCCACTATCGCTATATTTCTTAGCTAGCATAGCTTTTGTAAGTATGCCTTTTTTAATGCACTTACTCATTTCAATACTGAATTCCATATCAGCATCCTCTACTTGCCTGCGAGATGGCTCGTGTATGATAATGTCATACGGAGTATCTTGCTTGACTTTTTTAGTTTTGGTGATTTTTTCCACCTCACCGGTTTCTTTGTTTTTTACTTGAGAAACCTCTTCCTTTTCAACCTCTTCGCTTTTGGCGATTTTAAATTGATAGATTACTTTTTTATTCATATATATTCCTTATACCTTTGTTTATTTATAATAAAATTAAAACTTAAAACTTATAGTAAAATTTTCAAAACTGTTTTCTGTTTCTCTTATTGTCTCATTACCCATGTCTAGTATCTTTTTTCTTAAGTACTGTAACTTTTGATCATCAAAGTAATCAGCCTGCTTTATTAACGAGTGATACTCTGGGGGTAAGGATTTTTTTAGTTTCTCGAAATTGATCGAATGGTCTTTATGCAGATCTTCAATTAAAACCAAAAAAGATTTAAACAAAATTTTTGTATTTTTCGAGTAAGCAGAATTAATAAGTTCGTCCGGTGTCATTTAACTATAGTAATCTATCTTAATATTTTTTCCAATGAATTAACAAGCTATGTGTAATATATTTTAACATGCCATCTTATTTTAATTCAGAAGAGAAAGAAGCACTTGAGTCTGTTATGCAAAATATGCATGATACTTTTGCTAGATCGATATTCGCTTATAAGGAATCAAAAAAAATAATAATAAGCACAGATCCTAATTTTAATTATTTATATAATAATGTGAAAGGAGTAAAGCAAGTACTTAATAGGACTCAGTTTAAAGCCATAAAAGCAAGGATAATGTATATGGACAAGCAGAGCGAAGTTTCATATGACGCTGATGTTGGGGCGCAAATAAAAGTTAGCCACGATATAGGAGAGGTAAGAATAAAACTAGATGCAGAAGGTTACGATTACCTTAAAGATGCTAAACGTATAGAAATTGATGGCCGCCTTATGTTTAAGGTTACGGATGTAAAAAAACATGGATTATTTAGCCCCAAATTCTTTACTTACTACTTAAGACCAACAGATTAATGAAAGTAAGATTCAAAGTTAATCAAAGAGAGCTGGATAAAGAAATAAAGTCGTCCATGTCTAAAAGAGCAAATGCGACTAAATTAAAAAATAATTTAAAAGACAAATCCGGAAAACTTGTATACAAGAAGTTTGAAGAACAAAAAAAAAGAATGATTCAAGAGTTTTTAAACTTACCCATAACCAGAGAGTTACTGGCAGGTCCGCGAGCAAGCAATACTAGTGGTACATTGGGAGGATACGGAAACCTTTTTAGTTTTATAGGGTTCGAAAGTGGATCGAGCCCTGTATCGCCAATCATTGATTTATTGCAAAAAACAGATATTAAGTTTACCGGTTTAACCTCGAGAGGTACAACCAGAATAAGGATAGAAATGCCAAGCCCAAAAGATATTTTTGCTGTAACACCCTTGCCATGGGCAACTGGGATCAGTTGGGCGAAAGGAATCGAAACTGGATTATCTGGACTGGGTCAGTACATGAAAACAAATTCTACATTTAGCAGGTCCGGAGGAGGAATACAATCAAGTAGTAGACTAAGGTCGGGCAAGTTCTCCAATACTCCATACATATCCAGATTTATTAATAAGTGGCAAAAAGAATTCATTAAATTATCCAAATAATACTATGAAACCTCAATTCCAACATGAAGCAAACACTAGTTTCGCATTATGGTTAGACCAGCATTTAACCTGTAAAGGGGAGGCTTTTTCGAACCATTTTGATAGCCTCTACTACCATGAGGATGAAAGGTTACCTTCCTATCCGGAAGATGACCACAACGGATACATATCTTATAATAGCCCCTACAAGCAATGGGTTTATAATAGCGATATAGAGGGAGCAGTTATTCCAACGGGGGTTTATGTTGACACAGGCGATGGAGTATATAATTTTTGCAGCAGAGGTCAAAGCGGGTTAATTATTGATTTTGATAACGGTAGGGTATTGTTCGAGGGAAGGCATTTTGGAGAAAATTACAATAAATTAAATGTAGAGGCGGAATTCTCCGTTAAGGATATAAATATATACCTCGCAGATGATACAGAAGAAAACATTGTTATTGAAAATAAATACAATATAAATAGTAGAACCACCCCAGAGCTTCTTAGCAACACTGGAATTCTTCCATACGAGAAAGTTTCTCCAGCAGCATTTGTTTCTATGGAAAGGTCCCATAACGAACCCTTTGCCTTTGGCGGGGAAGACTTAACCACATTAAACTATAGGGTGATATTTTTCACTGAAGACCTATATCAATTGGATGGAATAATGTCTTTATGTACGGACGCATATAATTTGGCAATAAAAAACATAGGGTACAACAGTCATCCTTTTAATGAATTTGGGGATCTAAAGACAGGATTTTACAGTTATAGAGAGCAAGTTAAAAATAACACAAAATGCGAACCGTTAATGTTTATAGAAGACACTAGATCCTCCAAAATTAATGACAAATTATCAAAAAAAATAAATCCAGGATTATATTTGGGCTTTGTGGATTTTGAAATCAGTCAACCAAGGTTTCCTAGGGCCTAAAAAAATATTTCCCATATACATTATAAAGATGTAATAATAACCAAACACTTATTTTTAAATAAAAAGGAGAAAAAAACCATGGCCGTACATAGAAATCGAGTAATTTATCAATCAGAAGCGTTATTTATTAGCCCCGACTCCACTGGGTATCATTTTACAGGAGCAAAAGCTAGTAGCCCAATTGAGGGAGTAGGAAGCGGTCCATTTGGACTTGCAACCCCTCCGGTTGACTCATCTCAAGTGTTTGGTGGAGAATTAGATTCGCCAACCAGGACTAATAATGGTCAATTGGCTGGATGGGCCGAAGGAGATGCCTGGCCAGAGTGGAACCCTAAGGGAGATAATCCTGCATTTGCAAAAGCCCATGGAAGTATTATCCAGCAATTAGAGCGTGTTCAAAGTGCGAATTATGGTTTCACAGTTAATCGTCAAGACATCAACCAATTTGGTCATGCAGCCCGTCTTGACTCAATCGTAGTTGAGTCACCAACTGTTAATTTAGATTTTTCTTATTATTTAGTGGATGGTAGAAACGAGCGCTTGCTCGAGTTTGTTACAGACGGTCAGACTAATACATTAAGCGGAGCATTATCGCCAGAGTTATACCAAGCTGGAAATAACTTCTTTATACTAACAACTCCAGAAGCAAGAGATGCTGTAAATGGAGACACTAATATACATGAAGAAGGCAAGGAAGACAGCAAATCCGTAATCTCTCTTGGTAATGGATATATAACCGACTACAGTGTAGATGTATCTGTAGGATCAATTCCGACTGCCAGTGTAACTGTTGAAGGAATGAACATCAAGAGTGACCTGGGGACTACCGGTAATGATGTCCCCGCCATGGACATGAAAGATGGCTCTAAAACAAGTAATGCATGGAATAAGGATGCTCAAGGCAACAGAGTCTCTAAAGGTTCAGATGGATGTACTGGACTTTATTCGCTTCCTCCAACTATGAGTGGTTACGATGGTTGTGGGCAAGATGTTGCAGCGTTGCGCCCAGGAGATGTAGTTGTTAATTTACAAAATGCATCCCTTATGCACAAAGCAGTATCTGGTGCTCAAAACCAACCTTTAGTAGGAAGTGCCCACGTGCAGTCCGCAAGTATTTCTGTCCCAATGGGGAGAACTACTCTTCAGAGACTTGGATCAACATTTGGATTCTCTAAGGCGATGGACCTTCCATTGACCGTAACTATGAGTGTTTCTGCATTAGTCGCAGACATGAAAGAAGATAATTTGATCGACTTTTTATGCTCCTGTGAAGAGTATAATGTTTCACTTGACATCTACGATCCTCAGTGCGACGACTGCACAGTAAAGGAAGGAACTAAAGCAATGGGATTTACTCTTAAGGGTGCTCGTTTAGAATCTGAAAACTACAGCAGCAGTCTTGGTGATAATAAAACTGTCGACCTTACATTTACCACTCAAATTGGTGGCGCAGATGACCTGCATAATGGATTATTTTTATACGGCAAAGAATCAACCGAGGGTAACAACGGACTCCCCCCAGCATGGACAGGGCTCAATGGTAGCACTGAAGATGCTGTAAGTGGATACCTATTTGGATATCGAGCATAATTAAAATAAAAATTATTTAACAACAATACACCACAGTTTTCGGGCTGTGGTGTATTTATATATATGGCAAAAACCAGAAATGTTATCAGGTACAATTCGGTGGGGCTTTTCCTTGCGGATTCAGTTTCTGATAGCAGCAGGGAGGATGATGTCGCAAAAACCGAAGTCAGTTTTTTCAATAAACTTCAGTCCTTTCAATTTTCAGTAGATACAAATAGAGAAAATATCAAGCAAATTGGAAGCGATCATTATGTCGCAAGGACCATGGTTAAGCATGGTTCGATAAATGTTAGTTTTGATTACTTACTTACAGATGGTTACGAAGAAAGTTTATTAGGCTTGAATATATTAGGGCCCAGTGTAAAGTACGACGAAGAGGGCTCTGCATACAATTTAAATGTACAGGATAGTGGAACTATATACAATAATTTAAAAGAAAATAAATCCATGTTTTTTGTTTTAGGTGACGAAGGACATGATTTGACTGCATACGATAAAAGGGAACTGGGTTTAGAGGGTACTAATGTACTAGGTATAGGTAATGGCTATATATCAAGCTATTCATTCTCAGCATCAGTCGGAGATATAGCAAAAGCTTCGGTTTCATTTACGGCTTCCGATTTTAATTATGACTGCATGGATGCGGGCGGAGGGTTTTACTGGGAAAAAATAACAGAAACTTTAGGTAACTTATTATGGCAAGGAGATCAGAATGATGTAGATTTTATTTTATTCCAGGACGGAAGTGAGATACAATTAGATAAGGATTTAGAATACCAAAAAATAGGTGCAATCAGGAACCCTTCCCTAGACTTAATAAATAAAGGAACACCGTTAGATAAAATAGGATTTCCCGCACTTACCTTTAGGCCAAAACTATACAAGTCAGCAGCTACTGCTATACCTCCACATGGAATAAATCTAAAAATAAAAAATTTAAATATAGGAGGTCCAACACTAAACACTGAACCTGATGGCGATTCTTGTTTTGAGAGCTCCGCTAACATTCAATCTTTTAATGTTAACATACCTTTTGAGAGAGAAGATCTTGAAGGTTTCGAGTCTATGCATATGTATGCTAGTAAATTGAAGTACCCACAGCTGGGCACATTGTCTATGTCTTTATTATCTAGCACATTTGAAAGTGGTAGGTTTATTGATATATTTTGCGGGGACACTGAGTATGAAATTGAGATCGAGTTGACCAATGAATGCTCGTTTCACTGTTTTCCAGAATATGAAAGACAAAAAGCGATGAAATTCACAATAGATAATGCTAGGCTTGATGGATATTCTTTAAGCCAAGGAATCGGAGACTACGGAACGGTTGATTGTAATTTTTCTTTTGAAATGAATGCAAGAGAAGGTCTTTTTGCTAGCGGTACATATGGCAATAATAAACCAGCAACTTGTCATGGAGGTCCAGACGATGACAGGCAAATAATAAATATGGATTAATGTAGTTTAAATATAAAAATTTTAGGTGTAATAACCTTTTAAGGTTTTATTATAAGGTATAAGGAAAAATGGCAGGAATAAGAGCAGATATTGATCTAAGCGTTAACACTCAGGGTGTTAAGCGTAGCCTGGATCGTGCCACTAATGAAATCAACAAGGTTGTTAATAAAATTAGTGGTAAGAATGTAGGGTTCAGTGTTAACGAAAAAAGCTTTACGCAGCCACTTGGTAGAATCAACGCGTCTGCCAACGAGTTTACGAAATCTTTAGAGGCTTCAAATGCTCGTGTTATAGCTTTTGGTGCATCGGTTGCAATCCTTGACGGGATAAGCAATGCTTTCAAAAGTTTGGTTACAGAGGCTGTAGCATTCGAGAAAACCCTTGCTGATATTAATGCGGTACTAAGCTTATCAAACTCTCAGATAAGATCCTTTGGGGAGGGACTGTTTGATGCGGCAAGGAACACTGCCCAAGGGTTTAATATTGCGGCGGAAGCTGCGCTAGAGTTTTCCAGGCAAGGTTTATCTACAGAGGAAGTCATAAAGCGAACTAATGATGCTTTAATACTTACCAGGTTAACGAGCCTGAAGGCTGCGGATGCTGTAGCTGGATTAACGGCAGCGGTTAATGCTTTTGGGGATGCCGGATTGACTACGACTGATATTATTGATAAATTATCAGCGGTAGATGTTAACTTCGCAGTTAGTTCTGAGGATTTAATTAATGCTTTGCAGCGTGCGGGAGCCGTTGCAATTGATGCTGGTGTCGAGTTTGATAGCCTTGTTGGTATTGTTGCGGCGCTTCAACAAACTACAGCTAGAGGTGGCGCGGTTATTGGTAATAGTTTAAAAACAATTTTCACGAGAATACAAAGGCCGGAGGCTTTAAATCAATTAGAGCAAATGGGAATAGTTGTAAGAGACTTGAGTGGAGCAATTTTACCTGCAGATAAAGTTTTGCTTAATATGTCTAAGACTTTCGATAGTTTAACCCAATCCCAGCAATCTAATGTGGTTCAGTTTTCAGCAGGAATATTTCAAGCCAATGTGTTTAGGGCAGCATTAAAAGACCTATCAAAAGAGAATAGCTTACATGCTCAAGCCACTAAAATATCTGCAGATGCAGCCGGAGAAGCTGCCAGGAAAAATGAATTATTAAACAAGACGGTTTCTGCATTAGCGAGTCAAGCCGGCACGAACCTTCAAGAATTAGCAGCGACTATAGGGCAACTAGCTATCGGCCCACAAATGGCAGATGCCCTTGAGTTTGTAAACGAAAGAATCGAAGAAATACGAGGAGCCCTAGGAGGAGGAGAAGAAGAAGGTAGCACTTTTGGTAAAGGATTAGTTAGGGGCATTGGAAATGTCATATCGGGCCCTGCGGCAATCGCATTTGGAGCTATATTCATCAAGCTATTCATGAATATCGCCAAGTTCGCTTCTAATTCAATGAAGGATGTTCTTGGTGTTGTCAGCCAAAAAGATAGAATAAAACAGATGGAAGATTCTATTGTGGATGCATTATCTAGGAACCATAATATTCAGCAATCTTTAAACAATTTAGAGGGAGATCGATTAGCTCAAGAAAAATTCATGCTGGGTATTATAGAGGCTCAAACAGATGCCATGGAACAGCAAAGAAGGATCGCTCAATCTTTAGCTGGACCCTTGGTCGCAAAAGGAGTATCCCCGGACCTTGGGGCATCAGGAGGGCTGGTTCCAGAAGCATCAAGGAGGAAAGAAAGAAAAGGGGCCGCTATGGGTGGATATGGTGCTGGACCTATTGACTCAATGCGGGTACAGGGAGTGGGGGATGTAGTCTATAATAAAGCTGAAACAGTAAAACAATTTCCAGGAATGAAGCAACCTGCAATTATGCCTCCTGAGAATAGTAGGGCTGGATCGGTATACCAAAAAGCATTTCAAGGAAAGCATGGGTTTGATCCATACGCAAGCGACGGATTCGTGCCTAATTTCGCAACAGCTATGGGTAAAAATTTGGTTATGGATAAGTCCAAACTTACATTGTTTGGCGGATCTATGGATATTGCACGAGCAACTGGGGTCAATTATAAAGAAATAGAGAAATTATTTGCTAGTAGGCAACCGGTAAAAATGTCCGCAAGCCTAAAAGATATCATTATGTCTTCAGATGGTGGAAAGCAAAAGATATCAGGTAAGGAGACATTATTTGAAGCATTCAGTGCATTATCCGGCGCGGGTATTGATTCAATTGAAAGAACGTTTAATGTAAGACCTCCGATTCCAGGGGGCAAGGGTAAGGGTAAGTTAAGTCGGGATCAATTTGCAGAAAGAAAATCTCTTAATTTATTAAATAAAGAAGTTGGCGGGAATCAATTAACATACGATCCAAAAACAAAAAAAGGAGTACAGAATTATCCTGTAGATATTATTGGTCCTGGTGGGGCTCATGAGGTAAAGAGCGGAAAATTAAGTGCGGCAAACATAATATCAAAAAGTTTAAGAATGGCTTCTGATCGCGAATTAAGCGGTTGGATGTCTGCAAATAAAATAAGTGGTGGAAAGGGGTTAAAGGGAAAAAATTTGAGCGGAGCCCAAAAACTCGCAGGTAAGATGGGGATCAAGGGTTCAGGCAAGGGTGGAGAATTTTCTGAATCTGATGCGGATATGTGGGGCATGAGTGAAGGGTTTGTTCCGAATTTCAAAAAAGACTGGAATTCTCTTTACAATGATTTAATCAAAAAGTATGAAGCAGGCCAAATTAAAACGCCAAAAAATATATACAAAGATGTTTTTGGTATGTCAGGCCCATCTTTTTTAAATTACCTCAAAGAGCAAACAAGGACTCAAACCGTAAAGGGAAAAAAATATAATACCCGGCAATCAGGAATGAGGAAAGCGCTAGGTGATAAAAAATTTAATAATGCTAAAAAAATATATAATGAAGTTAAAGACCGAACCGGTCACTTAAGTGATGTCAGAATAAAAGGAGACTTATTTGAGGAAGTTTTCTCTATGTTAGCTGGTCAGCCATTTAAGAAAGGCACAGACGCTTTAGATTTTTCCGAAGCTCGAGGTAGGAGAATTAGGGTGCCTCGTGAGCTCAGAAAAAAAATAGGACTGCAAGACTCAATTATTTACGGAGATACAGAATCTGGAACAGGGCATGGCGCCAAATTAATGAGAACTAAAGTTCTTAGAGAGTTAGCTGATCAAGGGAAACTTGGTCAGATTTTGAGTCAATCAGGGAAAGTCGAACTACCTGGTAGCCGATTTGTAGATATTATAGCCGAAGGGGCAGATGCTAGACCAAAGAAGAACTTAACTACTACTCTTGGTGATATAAGATCTAAATCAAAACCATTAACAAAACAGGCGATTGATCAATCTATAAAAAGCAAAAAAGAATTAAATAAAAAAATAAGCTATGATTATCATGTAGATGATATTGATTTAAATAAATTAACCTTTCAAGACATAAATAAATATCTATCTAAGCAGGATGCTGATTTAATAAAAAGGAAGACCGGAAAGTTTTCGGATATACAATCTAAATTTAACAATCAAGGCTTTGTGCCAAACTTTCATTACTGGCAAAAATTTCTCAAATGGTCTAAAGGTCCAAATGGCTGGGGCCTTCGGGGAGATGATTTTACTTTAACGGATTTTGCTAATTATTTGCAAAACCATACGGACACCAAACCACAAGAGATTGCAAAAATAAATAAACAAACTCAAGGGTTTAAAGCAAGGGCAAATAAAGACCTAAAGGGTCTTGGCGGCCCATCTATGGGAAGGGAGGGTGCTAAACATTATGCATCAAAAGCTGCGATTCAAGACAGAAAAGGCACGATTGATTTAAATGGTATTTTTATTAAAAACCTTAAAGACAAAGTCGAGAGGTATAATAGCGGTAGAAGTTTAGGTTCCTTTAGTGATGCATCAAGCGGCCTCGTTCCCAACTTTGCAGATATAGTTCCTTTTGATAATGCTGTACCTTTTAAGAAGAAAACAATCAAGTCAAAAAACTTGATGCATCAAGAATACTTAAAGGAATTTGCAGGGGGTGAAACTCAATTCAGGCCCGGGCAAACTATGCTTCAATTTTTGTCTAAATTTTATGACAGAAAAACCTTGCAGGATTTAAAAAAATATCCAGAAGATTATAGAATATTATCTGGCGGTTTTGTTCCTAATTTTGCAGACCCATTAGCAGAAGCGGTGGAGCGAGAAAAGGCCGCCGGAATTCCAGCGAGCAATATAAAAATTGAACAAAGTAATCAATTAAAAGGGCCCGGAAACCCAATGGGTCTTGCTGTTACTAATACAAGAGATGAGCCTGCTGGGGTTGGCCAGGGGATCAGGCGGGCAAAAAGCATGGGAATCGATCCTAAGAGCCATGGTGCGGCCGGAGGATTTATGCCTAACTTTGTAGTTGGTGGTGCGGCTGGAGGACCGGCGGGTCAAAAGTTTAAAGATTTTGAAAATCAAGTAGAATCGACCACTAATTCTTTAAAGGATAATGAAGAAGGGGTGGATAAGCATACCACTTCAAATATGGAGGGACTGCAGAGGCTGTTTTACCTTCAATCAAGCATTAGTATGGCTAGTGGGTTCCTTCAGGAATTTGCAGAGACAGGCGGAGAGACGACCAAAACAATGGCTGAACTTGGATTAGGGGTTAGCAATGTTGTGTCCACCATGATCGCTACTAAAGAATTTGCAAGCCAACTCGCAGAGATGGGAGGGGTCGAGAAAGGCAAAGAAGTTGGTCTTGGAGGCTTGCTTGGTAAAGTTACTGGGGGTGCTGGGGGAGCAGGAAAAGGCAAGGGATTAGGTTTAGATAAAATCGCTAAGACGATAGGTGGTATTGCAAAATTCGGCAAAGGCTTATTGAGGCTTGCTCCTGCGGTTGGCCAATTAATTACTGGTTTTAGTGTGCTAAACGAAGTCTTGAAATTTGCTGGTATAGATATATTTGATCTTTTTAAGGATAATGCGGATAAAGCCGCAGATAAATTAGAAAAGCTCTCTGAGTCTGCAGAAAAAACACAGTCAGCACTAGATGTAGCAAATGGCCTTTCCTCGACCAGAGACAAAATGTCTAAACTAGAAATTATTGGGTCGGGTAGAACATTAAAGCAAGAAAAAGAACTAATCAGCCTGAGAATAAAAGAAATCAAGCAGCAGACTAGTTTGCAGTCTAAACTTGCACAAGTAGACATAGCCAATCTCAAAAACAAGGATTTAATAAATGAAATCAATAAGGCCAAGTCTGGAGAAGTTAAAGGTACAGAAACATTGATCCGTGTACTCGAGAAAATAGCAAAGCAAGAAGCGGTTCAAATGGCTTTCGCTACAGCCATTAAAGATTTCGGCGAGAAAACTGAGGGCGAATTCGGAATGTTTGAAGGAAGCTCTCCTAGTAAAGAATTAAAAGATGAACTGAACTCTTTAGCAAATAGAATTGCAGAAATAACAGTAGGCCTTGACCCTAAGAAAAAAGAAGCGATGAAGAAAAACCTAGAAGCAGGAAATATTCAAGGCATTTCCGGACTAGAGTCTTTAGATTTAGAAACTGCAGAAAAGAAAAAGTTTTTCATTAATGCATTAAATGAACAAATCAAAGTATCAGAAAGAGAGCACAAGGAGACCAAGAAAGCCCAACAAGCTAAGTCTGGACTACTAACTGAATATACTAAAATAGTAGCTAACTATAAAAAGCAAAGAGAAGAAATAATTCATCAAAACAAATTAGATAATATTATTACTCAGTCTAAAAGAAAGATTAATAGTAGATTGATTGATTTACAGAGTGAATATGAAATGATGAGTCGCTCTACTGCTATACAGAACAAATCAGCTTTAGATGGCGCAACAATAACTGAAAAACTTGAGTCGGATAAATTAAAAGCAAATAATGAAGCATTAAATAGCCTTGAGGCTATTCGTAAAAAATATGTAAACATTACCGCTTTAAGCTCTCAATTTAATAGCGATGCTAAAGATGCTCAAACTGGTGTCGCTGAACTTAAAAATGCAATTAAAAAAGGATTAAACCCTCAGATGATTGCCGAAGTTAGCGATTCATTAGGCGGATTAGATAAAGGTCAAATTCAAGACCTAAATACATTCTTCAAGGAATTAGGGAAAGAAATTAAAGATCATACAGATAATCAAGAAATTATAAATAAGCTTGTCGAAAAATATGGAGATAATCAAGATTCAATTTTATCAATGTCTGTGCTTTTGGCAAAACATCATATGAAGCTTACTACTATACTGCCAGAAAACATAGAGGCTCTCAAGAAAACTGGTGATAGTCTTAGAAGATCGCAGCAAACAGCAGAAACAAATGCTAAAGTAGCTAGAGCTGGATTAGAAAACGAAAAGGCTTTAAATTTAATAAAACAAAAAACAGTCGAAGGTGCTAGGGAATTAGCTATGATTTTTGCCGAGCAAAAGAACCCCGCAGAATCCATGCTTGAAAACTTACAGGGCGAAGTTGACACTCTGGCTGTCATTAATCATTTTAGAAAAGATAGCCTTAAAAAGATCATGGAGAGCGGAGCCCTTGATGACAAAGCCTATGAACAACAAACAGCTAAAAACCGCACAGATGCAGAAGCTGCTGTATTGTCCCTTAAGCAATTACAAGTTCAAGAAAATATACTTCGGGATACCGATGAATTTAAAATTATTCAAATAGCTAAGATACAAAGTGAAGTTCTTGGGGCTAGTGCAGCTGCCAAAGATGCAGCATTCAGGAATGAATATTTAAGTTATAACGAAACTAGAGAGTCTTTGGTTCAGTCGCAAATAAGCGAAGAAACTACTACCCTCGAAACAACCGCAAGAAATAATCTTACTAAATTAAAATTATTAGCAGGATCTGAAGAGTTAAGAAAACAAGTAGACTTACAGATTCAAGAAGAAATAACTTCAGCTCAATCATCCGCCTTAGTTAATAGCGAGAAAGCATTAATATTAAGTGCAATGGGTAAACAAGGAGAATTACTGCGCCAAGCAAATGAATTGCAAGAATCTTCTAATAAATTAATCGGGTTAGAGAATGCGATAAGAAAAGCTGCGGTAAGCGAGCAAGAGTTAAGGTTAAGTGTTGGTACAGATATAGCGACAGAAAGGGCCACTGGAATTAGAGGAACAAGAGAAGCCGGCATGAGGGCAACGATAACTGGCAGCCCAGAAGATGCCCTGGCCTTCTCTCAGTCGCTAGAAGAAACAAACAAACAATTACAAATTGGATCGCGTGCATTTGATAGAATGCGTACGAAAATTGCGGAGATGGATGTGGCCGCCAAAAATCTTGGAGCTGATTTAGTTGACATAGGACTAGATCAAACTAGGAGCGGCATGAAGCAACTCTTTAAAGATATTGGAAGCGGTGCAAAAAGTGCAAAGGAAGCATGGTCTGACTTTGGTTTAGGATTGGCAGATGTTTTGCTTGACCGCATGATGGAGCACAATATCGATCAGATTATTAAAAATTTAACTTTTGCATTTACTGGAGAGAATGCACTTTCTGAAGCCGAGAAAATGGCTTCATCGAACAATAATCTGATTAGTGAAAATCAGAAGTTGGTTAGTTCGCTTGATGCACTAAGAATGTCCGTAGAAGGACAAAAAAGAGCAGTAGAGGGGCAGGTTGCAAGTAGGGCTGATATTGGTGTGACAAAAACAGGAGTAAACCCTAATGATATTTCTCTCTCAGATCCAAACACAAAAAGAGGCGCTGAAATAGATGCCCAAGCGCGCGAAGATATACTTCATAGGCAAATGGAAGAGCAGGCTAAAAAAGAACACCTTGCTGAGTTAGCTAGACAGGCAAAAAATGCCCAAGAGAGACAGAGAGCAGAAGATATAGCAGCGAATCCAGATAGGTCGAGGTTTGGTTTAAGGGATAAAGATTATGACCCTAACGAACTTGCTAGCAGTGACCTAAAGGTAGAAAACATGCCAGAGTTAGAGCCAGGTAGGCAAAAAAGAGAGGTTGAACGTTTAATAGTGGAGAAAGAAAATGAATTTCAACGAAATAAGAAGTTTTTACAAAAAGCAAATTATGATCCAGAATTTGGCACTTTAGAGAAAAAATATGCAGCCACTAATCCGCACACTGATGAGGGTAAGTCTTTGAAGGTTGCAATGGATGGAGTTGATGCTACAAAAACAGCAAATGTTCAATTGGCTACAGAAATAAACCAGTTAAAGTCTAACTTAAAAAAAATAAACATGGAGCTTATAAAGAGGGGTCGTGCTAGTGAATTAACTCAACAGGAAATCTCAAGCCTTACTTCATCAATTGTTTCTGCAGGTCAACAAATTGATATTGTGACCCAAAACTTAAAAAATGCTAATCAACAAAATTTTAGTTCATATAAACCATTTAATGAAATAACAATTCCAGCTGCCAAACCAAGAACGGATTTTTTCGGCGGCAAAATACAAAAATTTGCAAAAGGTGGATTTGTTGAGGGCGAGCCCGGGGTTGATAAAGTACCAGCCATGCTCACTGCAGGAGAATTTGTTGTACCTAAAAAGGCAGCAAAGGCATTAAAAGATGGCGGCATATTGCAACACTTTGAGGAGGGTGGTGTTGCTCAAAGAGTGAAGGCCGGAGCGACCGGATTAGCCCAGGGATTTGCGATGCAAGAAGCAGCGAGATATGTTGCCAAGAAAATGCAAGACAAGGATGCCCACAAAGACAAGCCACCTGAATTTGATATGAACAAGTTTAAGAATTTGAACTTGGATTCTACACTTTCAATTTCAAGAGGAGACCCTAGATCAAGTGGGAAGCTTCTAGCTAAAGATCCAGTTATGGAAGAGTATCGGGGGCATTTATTAGATGTAGCTTCATATCGTGCGGCGCAGAAAAATAAAGATGTCAGTAAAAGAATGTCGAAAATTGGATCGATTGTAGGAACCGTGGCAAGTTTTGCGATTAGTCAATTAACTTCCTTGGCTGCAAAGCCACTTAATGCACTTATAGAAAAGGGTAAAAATGTAGCTCTTGGCCATAGTGGGATAGGTAAGCACTCTGAGGCATTTAAGGCCGCAAGAAAGGCTGGACTGGATAATGTAAACTATAAGGATATAGCAGACAGTATAGAATCCGGAAAACCTCTTGAGTATAATGGCAAATTGTATGGTAGTGATTTTGCATCCAATGCAAAAGGCAATGAAGTGAGCAATTTCCAGTTTAGGGCTAGGGGTGGGAAGAAGCATGGAAGCTGGTTTGAGTCAATTAAAAAGACAGAAGCGAATAATCCTAATTATAGGGGCGCTACCGCTCAAGATTTGCAAAATAAGATAAATTCTACTCAAATGGAAAAGGTGAAAATGCGGCCAAGGTCCACTGAAGCCATCACGGGAATAGACAGGGGCAAGCCATTAGAAGTATTTTCGGGTGGAGAAATTCCAGCCATGTTGACTGCAGGAGAATCTTTTATACCAGCACCAATTGCGAAGCGCATAGGTTATGACAATTTAAATAAAATGAATCGCACTGGATCAATCCCCATCATTGATGGACCGGGAGGTGTAGATAATGTGGGTCCAGTTGGACTAAGCGAAGGAGATTTTATCATAAGAAGAAGTTCTACAGATAAGTTACTTCGAGACAACCCAAACATGATGAAGTTTGCAATGCAAAATCCAGACGGATTTCGCAAGGCAGAAAAAGGATACTATAAGGGCGGCATAGTTGGTACAGCAAGCTCTCCTAGTTCTTCCATTTCTACCCCACAGACAACATCAGGATCAAAGCCTGCTCCTGTAGTAGAGAATAGGATAAGCTCTCTATTAGAAGGAACACAAGCAAACCAAACAGAAACTGCTGCGACAAATCAAAATACAGAAGTAACAAACAATATAAATGTCAATGTAACAATTGACAAATCCGGAAATGAAAAGGTTTCCACCGAAGGGGCACAAGGAACATACGAGCAAGAGCAACAACTTGCCATGAAGATAAAGACAAAGGTACTCGAAGTTATTCGAGAGGAGAAGCGAATAGGTGGAGAGCTTAGCGGATGAAGCAAGCATTCTTAGCTCACGAGCAGAAATTTTTTATTAATGGAACTCAAATGTCTGGTATCCAGAGCGTTGAGGGTTCGTACTCTATACAAGAAAAACCAATTAATGTATTAGGCTGGGGGCTAGTTGGAGAAGATTATTATCCACCAGAGCCTAAAATAGAAATTGAAAATAAACCAGAAGATAGTTGCTACGGCTTCGTGATTCAAGAGCATGGGCTTTTTGATTTATTACAAGAAGATGTTCTTAGTTGCCCCGAAGACAGACCGAGGAGGTGCCCTGATCCCAAATCGATGGCGGTATTGAATGCGCCACTAGAAGGAAATTTCTCAATAAATTCAACGCTAGTAAGTGAAGATTTTTTTATACAATTTTTGGGTGACACTCCATTTACTGGAAGTTTGCATCATGGCCATGAGTATTTTGGGTTCCATAGTGGTTATATTACTAGTCATACAGTATCATGTGCCATAGGTCAGGTTCCGTCAACATCGACAAGTATAAGAGTGTTTGGGGACATAGGTGGTTCGCCAAATTTCGTTGACAAGGAAAACGATCAATTTTCCGTGCTGGATGAAAATGGATTTGCTTATATACTGGAAGATTCATATTATAATAAACCAGAGTATAATGCTAAGGGCGACAATCCTTTCCCAGAGATAAGAGTTCCCGACCAAGGATCGATAAGCATAAAATGTGCAGGCTCAGAGACAGATAGAGTTGTGGCATTTAACCATTCAATTAATGTAGGCATAGAGCCAATATATGTTGTTGGGTCAGCATATGCTGCTCAGGTCGATGTTAATTGGCCAATTATTACAGATACTTCGTTTACCCTTGAGATAGATGAATACAAATATCAAAGTCTTAGGAAGTATATGTTCACACCCACTGTAGAAGATATCGCTATAAAGATTAATGATTGCTTTGGGGATCCAATTCAACATTATACTATCGAGCAAGCTAGGCTTATTGGGGAATCTGTTTCATCTTCTGTAGATGGAAGATTAACTGTAAATCTTCAGTATAAATCTTATTATAATAAAAGGGGAAAACTACCCCACTCTAAAGATTTTACAAATAGCAATTTTACCGAAGCAATGTGGAGCCCTTCGTTTTTGAGACCAACCTTATGGAATGATGCTTTAGATAAAAACTATCTAAATTTAGATGGATATGCTGTAAAGGGATGGAGGAGTAAGGGACCTAATGATGCCGTATTGGAATCTTCAAGCGGGGGTTTTGATCCAAGGTTTACTCAATATATATTTAATAAAAAACCTGCTATTAATTTTTACGGCAAAAGTATTTTAACCACTAGAGATATTAATATAAACAGGGGGGAGCCTTATTATGTCTTTATAGCTGGTCAGTTTAAGGATATGAATAAGCGGGCTGTTTTGGTGGATACACTGGGCGTTGATTTTCATCAAGAATTTGATAGGCTCCTGATAGAGAGGTTAGACACAAACAATATAAAGGTATCTACTCAAACTAGAAGGCCGGATGGAGTATTAGAAGAAACTGGCTCAATAAAAAGCAAAGGAGATGACATTGTTGACGGAGGAATAAAAGAAAGCTATCAGAGTGCTTCGTCTAGTGCAGACACTATTAGGGTAGAGGAATTTATAATAACAGTTTTAATTGATGGAGATAATTCATATTTAGATATAAATGGAAGATCTGCAATAGTCGAAGGCTCTTTAGGCCTCAATAAAGTAGAAGCTTTTTCCATCGGTTCAGTTATGAATGAAATGGAATCTACTATCAATGGATTCATAGCAGAGAATGTGGTTGTTAGTGGCTTTATTCCTGATAGTGAAATATTCAGAACTCAAGGGTATTTAGCTCACAAATGGGGGTTTGTAGATTTATTGCCAGAAGATCACACCTATAAAGAAAAACGTCCAGTAGTATAATTATGGGAAAACCTTTTTACAGATATGAAGATGTGCCCGTACTATTGGCTGAAGAAGGGCAAGAGCCTATTATGG